AAATAATAAATAATAAAACTTTCAAGCAATTTAATTATGGAAAAGCAAATTAATAACGTGAATGTAGAAAAAGCAAGTGCAAACGCAAAAGCAAATAGTTTAATTGCTTTAGACGTATTGAAAAGCGTAAAAGAAAAAAACGCTGGACTTTTCAAAACGTCTTTAGGGACAAAAACAGAAATTTACAAAAAAGAACTTTTTGAGGGTGCAAACGAAAAGCAAATCAAATCGTTACGCAAAAAGTTCAGAAACGTAACTTTCAATTTTCTTTCAACGATTGCAACAAATGCAGATAAAAAACTAATTGAGGGTTTTATAGACTTTTATAAACAAGTCTATGTTTTAAATGATTTTTCTTTTTCTTCAATTGCAAGCGAAAACACTAAAGAAGAAAAGAAAGAGATATTAATAAAAGGTCTCGAAATCGTGAAAAAATCAATGAAGTAAAACAAAATCAGATAGGGAGTAATTTACTCCCTATCATAAAAAATAAAATTATTATGTTATTAATTTTGTTTGTTATCTTATTAGCTGTTTTTGTTAGTGCTTTATATGTAATTTATATTCTTTTAAAGTCAAATCATAGAATAATATCTACTATTATTGACGTGCAAACTTTTCAATTAATTAATGCAGAGCAATTTCTATTGATTGAACAAATAAGCATGAACTATTTAAATGAAGTTGAATATACAATTTATAAAAAATTTTCTTTTAAAACTTTTTTACTATACTTATGTTATTGTTTAAATGAACAATTTAAAGAAAATTTAAGTAATCATTTAATAGATAATTAGAGAACAAAGGGACAAACATTTTTATTTGTCCCTTACTTTTTATTTTTGAATGTTAAATTTAACGGAACCGTACTCCCCTTTTAGTACCACAACTTTCGAAGCCCTCACATTAAGGGGTACCTTGAAGGCAAATACACATTTTTAGTACCACACAAAAATCACTCCTCGTATTAAGGGCATACCTAGATATCCCACAACCACACATGCTCACATAACACACAAAGAAGCCAGGGATGTTAGGTCTCTGGCAACTAATTAAAGTATAGCACGAATTAAATCCTTAGTCCTATCTTTCCCAAGAACTCCTCGAACCTTACCACCTTTCTTCTCATAAAAGAAAACATAATACTGTTGAAGATTCCTTAACCACCATCTCTTAACTTCACCATACCCATCAAAATACCTTTCTATACAATTCATATCCAATTGGGTAATCCATATCTGATACCAAATCCGATTATCCTCTTGGCATTTAAGAATCCTCTTTTCATTATCATCCCTAATTGTTTCAACCTTCACCATCTTAATAATCCTCCCTCACTGATTTTAACCTACTGGTAATATCTATTCTCCCAGTAACCTTTAACACCCTACTATTTTTTCTCTTTAGGTATAAATATCTTAAATAATCTTCTGCCCTTTCAATTGCCTTATCCTTATCAAGGAAGGTTTCTATATTACTCGAATTCTTATCTCTAAGTGTAAGCCAAAACACCAATCCCAGGAAGGAATACCTAATCTTAATGAAGTACCTTCCTCTGCTTGTATGGTAGTAAATCTGATACTGATACTTTCTCATAATTCTTTATATTGATTATATAATATCATAGACTTCGGATTATCCCTCTGGTAGATTACAATATCAAAGTTCTTTCTATAAACCAAACTTTATAAAATATGGAAAAAATAAACTTTAGAGCAGTGGAGAGATCCACCCAAGATGTATCTGTTACCATCAATAGGGGTAACTCTGAGAGATGGACTATCCAATCCCAGAAAACTAAATATGTAAATGGTAAAAGGTCCGGAGTTATTGGGGTTGGTTATTCTGCTAGCATCAATAATACCTCGGATTATCTTCTGGAGGAAGACAAAAGTAACAATAGTATTCAGATTACTGCACAAAATGACGGTACTTCTGGGCTTTGTGTACTTACACAAAATGAATCTGGTAATAAAATAAATCTTAAGATTACTACTCCCGAATACTGGGAAATACATTTTAATCCTATAACCCTCTATGGAGTAGACACAAGTGATTTTTTTAAGGCTACTACCAATATTAGTGGCGAAGGTGGATCTATGGCTGATAATAACGGAGCTAATAAGAATTGGATAGTAAATCAAAATAGATATACTATTAATGTCTATATTAGTGTCCTATATAGTATATACCCCGCAAATTCCGACATACTATCTTGGTCCTGCCTCGATAAGAATGGTAATGCTTTTAGTCCTAACTACAATTTACCAAGTAATTCATACTTTACAATAAAAACAACTGGATTGGGTTCCTATACTCTTACAAAAGTTTCAACTCCCCCTAGCAATGATACTCCTATACTCTCCGGTAGGTTTAACCCCACTAAAAAATATCCATTAGATTTGGATTTTTATTGGATAGATCCAACACCTGAACACCTGTATTAAGATAATATCCCAATTATAAAAGCAATTACCCAGAATATAAGAGCCAGTGTATATGCAACAGAATATCTATGCCAGGGATACCAGCAGGTAATATAAGAATCTACTTTTAGTATTTCTGGATGTTCTTCCTCGTATTTTTTATCCTCTTCTCTAGAACTGTATTTATGAAATACATAGAAGGGTAAGAATACGAGGAAAATTATTAAAGCAACTGGGAACAAGAGTAGGAGAATTATCTCCCACCCTTGCATTGATGTCCCAGCATAATTACCATCTCTGTCAAAAAAGTATCTCATAGTAATCTATATTTTAGGTATTTGATTAATAAGTAAATCGGGAATAGAGGTAATACTATCCATACCGATATGAATAGAATAAGAGAGTGTATTTTGTGAGTATAGGGTAAATAATCCAAGCAAGCCCTTACAAAAAATACCGTGAATGGCAAACATACCAAATAAATTATTGCTAATACTGTAATCATTGTTCTTTGAAGTATTTGTTAATAATCTTGGTAAGTTTCTTATCAAATTCAATCATCATATTGAAAGCATCTGTTTCTTTCAGGCCATTTATTTCCTTGTCAAGGAATTCTATATTTCTCTTAATCGAGAAATAAGCCTTGTATGCAAGGAATATTCTTTCATTTTCTTCGGTAAGTGGAAGAACTTCCCCCTTTTGCCCATCCAACCTTGGATATGTATTATCAGGACCGAGAGTTCTTGCAACTTTTACCCGGTTACTGAGCATTGCAAATCCACCTTTCTTATCAATGGATTCTACTGTTACTTTCTCTGTAATTGGTCTTCCTGATAATACGAAGATAACCTCATCACCTTCTTTGAGCTTTTTTACTTCTTTCTTTTCTTTTTTCATATCTATTTTTATTTAGAAATTTTCTTTATGCAAATATACGAAATTATTCTTTGTTTATTGCATTATCTATTTTATTTTTAATAAATTCATAGGCATTGCCCCGGTAATCCTCTAGCATTTTGTATTCCTGTGGAGATAGAAATATTCCGTTTACTTTAAAAGCATCTCTTAGATGCTCCGGTATAGTGCCTTGATGAGTGATGTTATTATAACGGATGATGAAAAGTTTCTCTTGGTCTTCATCAATAACTCCAAGAGTGTTGACTGGTTGGAGTTTAGTTTGGTAAATCCCTCCAAAAGCAGAAGGAACCATTAGAATACTTCCCGGTATTCTAGTTATCCAATGGGAATAATCGGGAGTAATTACGGCAATTTTCTTCTCTTTTTCAAGTTCTTTATCATAAGCTAATCGATTAAACCAAAAAGCACATTTAAAACAAACTTGTTTTCTTGCCATAAGTTGGGGAATCTCTCTAGTTTCATCGAATTCCTCTAAATTAATTGGTTTGCCACATATCTGGCATTCATTTTTCTTGCCCATATTGCATTATTTTATAAGTTATATATGATAATAGAACCTCGAAACATCCTAAAAATGGGTTATAAGCAATACTTTTGTTACTAAAATTGAACCATTAAAACTGATAAGTTATGGATAAACTAACAAATGAAATGATTAAAGACCTTGCTATTCGCTTAGGTCTAGAACCTGCTCTATTGAAAGCTGTTCAATTGGTAGAAGCAGCAGGTAGAGATGGGTTTTTAGCTGATGGTAGGCCTCAAATCCTCTTTGAGGGTCACATTATGTACAAAGAAGTACATAAGAAATTCCCTGACAGAGATTTAGCTTACCTTTGTAAGAGATATTCTACGATTTTCTTCCCTAAGTGGGATAAATCGAAGTATTTGGGAGGTGTACACGAGTATAAGAGACTCGAATTAGCCAAAGAAATTGACGAAGAATGTGCATTGAAGTCTGCAAGTTGGGGTATGTTCCAGATTTGTGGGTTCAATCACAACCTCTGTGAATGTAAAGATGTCTTCGAATTCGTTCATAAGATGTCGGAATCTCATGCAAATCAACTAGAACTCATGTATTATTTCATGAAAAACTCTGGTTGTTTGAGTAATCTCAAAGAAAAGGACTGGGCTGGCTTTGCCAGAAAATACAATGGTCCCGGGTATGCCCAGAATGCCTACGACCAAAAACTAAGAAATGCTTACGAAAACTTTAAAGGTAAATTATGAAAAGATGTCATTTTAACAGCTGGGTAGCAAAAGTATTTCTTTTCCCCAGTTACAAAGCAATTACTCTGGTGTATAACTCATTCTTCAAACACAAAGTAGAAGAGTGTAAACCGGATGATATCAATCATGAGTGTATTCATCAGATACAGCAGATTGAGTGTAGTATAGCGGGTTTGGTACTTGGTATCATACTCTGGTTATCCTTTGATATATCCTTCTGGTGGGTAGTGGCCCTGGTTTTTGGATTCTTCTATCTCTGGTATATTATCGAATACATAATCATCAGGTGCTTTGCCAAGTGGGATAAACAGAATGAAAGGTATCATGATGTAAGTTTCGAAGAAGAAGCCCACAATAATGATAAGAACCTGAGCTATCTGGAAGACCGTAAGCCATTTGCTTGGATTAAGTACATTAAATTGAGAAGCTACAAGAAATGAAAAAACTAAGGGTATTGGGAGTGTGCGCTGGACAGGGTGCACTCCTGTTCCCTTTTAAGAAAAATTTGTTAGGGAACATAGAGATAAGGGGAGTATTCCACACTCCGGGCGAAGAACAATGGAAATTAAACTTTGGAGATATACCGTTTTACAAGGGCTTTTGTTTACAAGAATTCGATGAGAAAGTAGACATAATTATATCAAGCCCCGATTGTGGAGCAGCCTCAGTAATGAGGTTATCTAAAGTAAAAGAATTAGGCAATCCAAAAGATAACCGTAGTCTTAATCTAGTAATTGCATCAATACTCAAGTATAAACCTAAGATATTTCTTATAGAAAATCTACCAAGACTGCTAACACTGCTTCCCAAGGATTTCTTTGAGGAAACATTCAAAGACTATAAATTAGTTTTTCATGAAAGGTCAGTTTTAGATTACGGAAACTCCCAGGAGTCAAGGAAGCGATTACTCATCATTGGAGTACATAAAAAGACCGGTAAGAAATACTTGAATGCTTTTGATGAAGTATTTCAAGTAAAAACTCCAACAACTACTAGAAATCTACTTAAACCACTCACATTCTCTCAGGAAAATAATACTAACCAGATTCCATTCATGAGTAAAACTCTGGCAATGTATGACTATCGAAAACTCCCTGAGAAGAAAAATCTCACAGTAGCAAAGATACATAGACTCTGGGTTAGAGATTTCAAGGATGAAAAGAGATGGCCTATCAAAACTGCAAAGATGAGTACTCTCCCGGGAGTATATCGATTAGAGTATGATAAACCCCCATTAACCCTCAGACCTGCAGATAGGCAATTTAGACCTGATGGCTACCCTTTGGGAATCGAAGACTTCAAGGCAATTATGGGTTTCCCAGATAAATTCGAAATTTACCTTCACAAAAATGGTGATACCTTCGAAGAGGATTTTAAGGATTACCACTATTGGCTTAACAAGGCAAGGTACACAATTGCCAAGGGTTCGGTTTATGAGGTAGGGATTTGGTTCAAAAAATGCCTCAAAAAGGCAAATACCCAAGAACCGTGAGTTTCAGCTTTATATATAAAGTCTTATATATAAGTTTCTGGGGTGCCTTGAAATATATAGATATATAATATACTACGTATATATATCTATATATTTATCTGCGTATATATAGCTATTCATATATCATATCGTAAGTAGTATATTTGGATATTATCTCACTTCGTTCGATAAAGGTAATCGCTTAGCGATTACCGAATAGATAGTATCATTAAAGCGTGCGAACTTCCTAAAATTTTTGAACATGAAGAATTTAAAGAGGGCCTTGTTCATTGTACTTCTAGGATTTACTATTTACCTTTGCTTCAGGAATTACAAACTTTCTCGAGAGGTTGATTCCCTGGAACTAGCGGTCAATGAAATCCCAGATACAGTATACACAGAGAAACCCTTCAAACCAGAGAAGAAGTACTCAGAAAAAGTTGAACCAGGTAAAATCTTAGTTCATGATAATAAGCAGCCAACTCTCTTTCCTGATTCCATGCTAAGGCAGCCAGTTATCAGTAACCAAGATTCCCTGGTTCAAATTGTTTTGAAGAAAGATAAGTTGAACTTAAGTCTGTTCAATAAGGAGACTAACACTTATTCAACTAGATTATTCCCAATCGACTTAGATAAGTACAACTACAACTGGTATGAAGGTCAATTAACTCGAAAGAAAGTTGCAAGGTTATCACTTAGTCCATACATTTATGGCAAATATAGACCTTTCAATAATCTCTTCGATATGGGAGCTGGTCTTTCAATCAAGACTAAGAGATTTAATTACAAATTCGGAGTCAATACCTTTTACTACCCAAAGATAAAATCTGGTATAGGTACTGACATCGAATTTCAAATAATGTATAACTTTTAAGTAATGGCAAAGACTATCTCAGAAACTAGAACTACATTAACTCGGGAGGAGCTATCAAACCTATCCCGAGTTTCTAGTGATGTTTTCTTTTTTAGCCTTTTTTGCTATGTGATACATCCAGTAAGAGGAAAGGTAAGATTTGATTTATACCCATTTCAGAAATCAGTTCTCTACAATTTCATTGCCCAACGATTCAATATCATTCTCAAGTTCCGTCAGGCAGGAATTACAGAACTTATTTCAATGTACTGTCTTTGGTTGGCGATGTACCATCCCAACAAAAAGATAAACATTATCTCTATCAAAGACACAACCGCTAAGAAGGTGCTTAAGAAGATTAAGTTCATGTACAAGAATCTTCCATGGTACCTTCAAACTCCCATAATCAATGGTAGAGCTGGAGAATACGGTTCTGCTTCCATGATAGAATTTGATAATGGGTCATTTATTGAATCAATTCCGACATCATCCGAAGCCGGTCGTTCGGAATCCCTTTCTCTTCTGGTAATTGACGAGGCAGCAGTAGTAAGATGGGCTGCTCAAATTTGGGCTGCTGCATTCCCTACTCTTTCCACTGGTGGAGCTGCCATCGTCAATTCCACTCCCTATGGAGTTGGTAATTTCTATCACTCAACTTGGGTAGATGCCATTGCAGGAGGTAATCCTTTTAACCCAATTCGATTATACTGGCAAATGCACCCAGAACGAGATATCAATTGGTATAACCAAATGTCTTCTGCTTTGGGAGCAAAACGAACTGCACAAGAAATTGATGGTGACTTCTTATCATCTGGTAATACAGTCTTCGACTTAGCCGATATTAAAGCTATCGAAGACTGCCTTAGTGATTACCCAGTTATTAAGAAGAGATTTAATGGTCAATACCGACAATTCTGTGAACCCGAATCAGATAAAGAATATTTCATTGGTGCAGACGTTTCAACTGGTAGAGCTTCTGACTACTCTTCATTTACTTGTATGGATAAGCTAGGAGAAGAACAAGTAGTATATAAGGGAAGAATGGCAGTGGGAGCTTATGCTAAGTTACTTGGTGATACTGGGAAGTTGTTTAACTGGGCAGTAATAGCTCCAGAATCCAATGACGTTGGTTTATCAGTAACTTCTAAGCTTCAAGATGAAGGCTACCCTAACCTTTACTACTACCAGAAGATGCTGAAGAAAAAAGGTAAAAGTAGACCTGAAATGGATAAATCCCCTGGTTGGTTAACCACCCAAAAGAATCGTTCAGTGATAATAGAAAACTTGGAAGAAGATATTCGATTAGATCACGTAATCATTAAGGACCCATTCTTTGTACAAGAAGCTTATACCTTCATTTATGATGGTTTAGGTAGACCTGTTGCAATGGGTAAACATAGGGCTAACAATTCAGCTGTAGATGTAGACCTTGAAGGAGATGTATATGCCGATGATGATATCTTTGGAAAAGCAATATGTAATCACATAAGGAAAGGAAAAACTAACGTAATCGTACAACCAAGATGAAAAAGTACTTCAATTTTAGTTGGGGTTGGGGACGTAAGAAGGACCCTCCCAAGAATGGTACATCCTCTAATAAAGAGGAAAAGCCTGCCACATCGATTTCGCCTGGTAGGGTTTCAGTTGACGATGATAGCGATAACTTAATTACATCATTACAAGGGTTGACTAAATTAGTTGAACCCTCTTTTCGTGTTGATGTGATACCTTTAATTCGGGATTTATATAAAGTAAATCCCGATATGGGCATTGCATTGCAAGATATGTTTAAGTTAGCTAACACCAGTCATACAGTAACTTTCCCTAATAATACCGATGAAGAGGCTTCAAAGATGAGAGAACATCTTAAGAAAGCCACCAAGGGATGGACCAGATATACTGCTGGTATAGATGGTTTAGTTAATAAAATGATTGTTCAACTTCTTGTAAGTGGGGCAATATCCGTAGAAGGAGTACCAAATGATAAGCTTGATGGTTTGGCTACTGTATTATTCCTTAAGCCAGAACACATCAAGTTTAAACGTGAATTAAATGGGGTGTATGCTCCTTACCAAAAGAATATAAATTTCTTTGTTAAGCAACAAGATTACATTAAGCTTAACCCAGAAACCTATTTCTATGTTGGTATGTTCAATGATACCGATGAACCTTATGGAGTTCCCCCATTTATGCCTGCATTAGATTCTCTCAAGGGTCAGAATGATATGAAGGTTAACTTCAAACATATCATGGAGATTTGTGGTATGGTTGGTTTCTTAGAAGCTAAGATGCAGAAATCTCCACAAAGACCCAACGAGGGTATCAAAGCTTATGAATCTAGATTATATCATGAACTCAATATCCTTAAACGTAATGTTAAAGAGGGTATGAAGGATGGAGTAGTTGCTGGTTACATAGATGACCATGAATTCAAACTCAATTCTACTACTAAGGAGCTCGGTAATATCGAGAAGCCTTGGAATATGAATCAACAATCTGTAGCAAATGGGTTGGGAGTTAATGGCTCTATCATTGGGGTATCATCTACTACTGGTGAAGGTGCAACGGGTATAATGCTGTCTAAGATGATTAGCCAGTTAAAAAATATCCAAATGCTTGTAGCTTATGTATTGGACCGACTTTATTCTCTAGAACTGCGTTTGGCAGGCTTTAATAATAAGGGAATGAAGATTGATTGGGGAACTTCTACAGTTTCTGATGAAGTTAAAATCCAACAAGGTCTTCAGTATAAGATACAGAACCTTGACTTATTGTATAAGGCAGGTATCATTAGCCAAGAGCAATATGCTTGGGCAATGGGTTATGATTCACCAGATGAAAAGGAACCAAGAGTTTCACTTGAGGACCAATTTGCTAAGGGTGGTAATATAGATCCACAAGAGGGTACCAAGAAGAAACAAAGGCAGGATGATAAAAACCAATCTGCTCGTAGGTCAAGAGATAAGACAAACCCGGCTCCTTCTCGAGGAGACCAAAATACTAAAGCAAGATGAGTAAATTCACAAAGAAAAACAAAGAGCATCTTGATTCTATGGTGATAGGTCAAGGCCATACCATTATGGCTGGGTATATCCCAGAAGCAGTGGGAGCCCAGACTTTCTCCGAGAATTATTACAAATGGAAGAATCCTACACCGGACACCATTGCTCAATTTGGATTTTGGGGAGGGGATATAGATTATAATACCTATTACCCTAACCTGGATAAATCGGAATTAACTCCAAAGGATGAAGAGTTTATCGAACCTATGTTCCGATTACTTTCGGAAACAATCGTATCGAAAAATTGGAATCCTACAGACTTCGGTCAAAATGGAGTACTAAAGGCTTCTATGAAGATGTTGCTTGGTCAAACAGTAAACTGTGACCATGAAACCAACATCGGTAATGCTATTGGTGCTGTATCACAAGTAATGTGGCAGGAATCCTATAAAGACGGTAGCTTTACTATACCCGCTGGTATCAACGGTATTCTGAAAATCGATGGTAAGGCAAACCCAAGAATTGCTAGAGGCATCCTTATGGAACCTCCTTCAATTCATAGTAATTCAGTTACTGTACAATTTAAGTGGGATAAATCCCATCCCCAAATGGAAGATAACGAATTTTATCAGAAACTGGGTACTTATGACTCTAAGGGAGTTATGGTACGTAGAATTGTTACTGAAATTGTTCGTTACCTTGAGACCTCACTAGTTTCACATGGTGCTGATTCATTTGCCCAGAAAATTGGTTCGGATGGTAAAATCATTAACCCAACCTTTGCCAAAAGAACTTGGGCATCTTATGAAGAATACAGAGATGATAAATCGAAGCAATACTTCTTTACTGATTATAAATCAGATTTAACATCATATCAAGAAAAGAACGATACTCAGGGTTCTTTTAATGATAATGATGCCAATGATAATCATTCAAATAAAGATAACATGAACGAAGAATTACTAAAATTTCTTGAAAGCCTTTTTGGGGATAACATGCTTACCCTGGAAGAAGGTAAAGAGATGAATCAGGAAAATGTAATTGCCTGCATTCAGACTTTGGTATCATCCAGAAACGAATTGCAAACTTCGGTAGATAATCTTACTACAGAGAAAACTTCTCTTACGGAACAGATTACCAACTTGAATGCCGAAGTAGCTAACTTGAAGGAAATGGCAACCGTAGGAAAGAATCACATTGCTTCTCTCCGTGAAAATGCCGTAGAAACCTACAAGAAGTTGATGGGTGAAAATGCAGATGAGACAATCGTTACGATGCTCAATGCAGAAACAACTGGTATTACTACTCTTGTTTCCTTGACTAAGGATTACCAAGCTCGCTTGGAAGAGAAGTTCCCTCTCACTTGTTCTAAATGTGGTTCTAAGGACGTCAACCGTGCTTCCTCAATTGCCGAGGATGATACCGAGGGTAAAACTGGAACTGAAGACACTACTCAGAACCAAGAACCTTCTTCAACCAGCAGTGTACTTGATGGCTTGTACAAGAAGAAATTAAAATAAGTTATCATATAAATAAATTAGAGTTATGACTAAAATCGTAAACAATCCTCAGCAAATGACTCTCTTTGGGGAAAGAACTCCCAAAGCAGTGATTTACAAGAGTGAATCACACAAGTTGCACCAGGCTTTCAATGTAAAAGCCGACACAAAGATTGTACAGGGCATGGCAGTTGCTTTGGGTACCGACGGTTTAATTGAACCGTTTATCCCGGGAGGTGCTGGTAGCCAGGTATATCTGGGTATAGCAGTAACGGATAACGTTAACCCTGCTTATCAACCTCAACGTAATTTCCCAGTAGAAGTAACCGTAGCAGTTCAAGGCTATATGATTTTGAATTGGGTTGCAAAAGAAACTCTTGATTGCGGTTATATTAACCCAACTGCAGACCTTTTGCATGACCGTTTCGTAATCGCCGAAGCTTCTACAGACGAATCTCAATTCATTGCCATCACTCCTGCAGATGAGGCAAACGATGTGATTCAAGTACTCATCCGCTAAACCAAAGAAAAATTATGGGACAAATTGATATTACAAAATTGAAGGCTCAGGATTTTATGAAAGAGCTGCCGGAAATGGTAAGAAGCTTGGAAGCTGTTCGTTCCGGTTCACAGGACAAGAAGCCTGTAGAGGTAACACTCGAAGAATTAGTTACTGGTAAATGGGGTATTTCACAAGATGAACTGTTCGAAAAGATGGGCATCAATCCTAAGGTTGATACTATGCAGAATATCTTCACAATGCCTCAGCAAGATGTTCGCTGGATTGTTCCGGAAATCATTCGTGCTGCCATCACATTGGGTATGCGCCAGGCTCCGTTCTATCCGAACATCATCGCATCTGACCAATCTATCAACGGCTTGCAAGCAATCATGCCGATGGTTAACATGTCTGATGCTGCACCTGCAAAGGTTAACGAAGCAGAAACTATCCCATTGGGTGATGTTAGCTTCGGACAAAAATCGGTTAGCCTCTTCAAAATTGGGAAGGGTTTCAAACTTACTGATGAAGTTCGTAACTACGTTTCACTCGATGTCTTGGGAATCTACCTTCGTGACTTTGGTGTTCAGTTGGGTTATGCTTTGGATACTTTGGCTATGGACGTGGCTATCAATGGTAACAACCCTGATGGCTCTGAGTCAGCCCCAGTAATTGGTGTATACGAAACAACCAATGGTATCACTTACAAAGACCTTCTGCATATTTGGGTACGTGCTGCTCGTATGGGACGTAACTTCCAAACTATGATTGGTGGTGAAGACCAAGCAATCGAAATGCTGAACTTACCGGAATTTAAAGACCGTCACTCTGGTACTACCGAAGCTACACTGAATGTGAAGTCTCCGGTTCCCAAGAATGCTGACTTCTATATCCATCCGGGAACACCTGACCAACAGCTGTTGTTGATTGATACCTCTGCTGCCTTGATTAAGCTTACTGCTCGTCAGTTGATGCTTGAATCGGAAAGAATCGTTTCTAACCAGACTCAGGCAATCTATGCAAGCTTGACTACTGGCTTCTCTAAGATGTACCAGGATGCAACTATATTGCTGGCTGCTGACAAGAAGTTCTCAGAATTCGGATTCCCCGAGTTCATGAACGTAGACCCATATTTGATGGTTAACCTCGAATAATAAGGGCAGTCCGGTTTCATCTATATAAATTCCCTGAGAGGGTGGGTAATTAAAAAGACTCATCCTCTCTTTATCACTTTTTAAATTTTAGGAAATATGGCTAAAGAAAAATATACAGTAACTGTGGGACCAAGAGCTTACAGTTTTCATGACCAATCAACTGGTATTACCGTTTGTAGAGGAGAAGATAAGGAACTCTCTCGTCGTCAATTCCGTGCACCAAAAATTCAGAAGGCAATTGCTTCTGGCCATCTGATTATCATTGCTGATAAATCAGAAATCGAAAAGTATTCAGAGGCCGACATCGAAAAGTTGGATAAGAGACTGAATTCTCAGTTCAAGAAAGGTATGACTTTGGAGAAACTTTCAAAGGCTTATTCTTTCGAAGAACTGAAGCTGGTAGCGGGTTTACACGAAATAGTGGCAGACAAAGACGACACAGTAGAAACACTTCTTCAGGCTTTGCTGGAAGAATTTGAATCCTCTTCTAAAGGGTAGTCTATGAAAATTACATAAGACAGACTAATATGAAAGACAATCTGGACTTTTTGTACGTTACGTCAGGTCTGGAAGTTTCATTCAGAGTCATATCCAAAGTCCCGGCCAAATCTATTTTTGACTGGGACTTTGGCGATGATAAGGGAGAGGTTTTCAATGGTGGAAGACATGTTTCCTATTCTTATGAAACTCCCGGTTTCTATACAGTAACCCTACATGTAACCAACTCTAATGGTTTAGATATCACCGTAGATAAGACTCTGGTAGTTTGTGATTATGGTCATACGGCATTAGCCGATACAATATATAACTTAATCGACCACTATATTCCTTCAGAGATATCAGAGGGAATGACCAGGGAAGATAAATCTATCTACATCACCAAATGGCAATATTATATTGGTCCTCTAGTAAATCACCAAATTCCTGCAGATAAGTATACTGATGAATTATGGTATGAAGCACTAGAAAACCAATTAATAATGGAATTGGCAGCATGGGACTTTCTCAATGTGAAGATACTTAATCTATTAACAAGTACTTCAGAATACCTAAGTCAATTAACTTCTACCAAAGAACAAACTGGTGATGGTACTTCTAAACCCGAACTTGCCCGAGGTGATAGGATAAAACAAATCACTACTGGGCCTACTGAAGTGCAATATTATGATACCTTGGCAGATGCTACAAGTTCCCTATGGAAAACACTTTCTCAAGCAATGCAACCAGGTGGATTAATAGATGAATTAAGAAAGAACCTTTGTATGTTAGCTTCACGATTGGAAATCTACTTACCGTTCTGTGATGAAGTATTTAGAACCGTAGTCCCAAAAGTAGTTAACAGAAGGCAACCTGGAGTATTAGATGGGCCAAATCCAAGTGCTCCAGTGAAAGGTGGTAAGAAATCAATTCTAACTAAGTTATGACAAAAGAACCCTGGAGAATGGTAAAGAACCGCTCTTGGGATAGATACAAGAAAATTATCACTGACTTCTTAGATTGGGATGCTGGTAGGCAATCCATAACCTGGGCCAAACATGTTAATCAGCTTCTCAGTCATGCCGAAGACAGTATACCTAAATATTATAACATCCAAATCGAGGCATTATGTTACTACAATGCTTTCAGAAACTGGCCCATCAATAAGGCAACAGTCTCAGGAGAATTGGATGATGAAAACTTATCAATACTAATTTCTAAATCTTATATAGAACAAATCGGTTATCTTACACCGGAAGGTTATTGGGATTTTAATTGGGAACAAGATAGGTTTGTAATTAATGGTATAACGTATAAGCCTTCTGGAGATACTCAGACTGCTCAGGCAAAGGATGAGGCTTTAGTTTTCATGATTATCCTAAAGAGAGACCGAGATACCAAAGTTGAATTTGTAGAATAAAAATAAAGTATATGGCAAAGATGTTAGTACTGAGGTGGACACCAATTACTACAAACAGTGGAATTTGGTTTGATAGTAATCTGGTTATCCTCAATGGTACCTCTGGAGTTCATATTGAAATGAAAGGTAATGGCAATGATGTAACGGCATTTCAATCGATGACCGGAAACAAATTTGTCACCTGCTTTCAAGATTACTTCGGGGATATCTGGGATAAAATAATACCTCATCCTGGTATAGGCCAGGTAATAAAGTTCCGTGTAAATAGACTTCCTGATTATGCTTGCATACGGGGAGATATTGAGGACGGTGGAGATGTAGACCCCGAAAATCCGGATGTACCAATGAATGCCTTCTGTGGTTCAGAGGGAGAACCATTCAGGGATATCGATTCTGAATTCTTACTGGGTCGTCAACGTGCAGTAATTAATCCTTAAATTTTATAAAATATGTATGTAAGTAAGTATTATACCTGCGAAGAAATAGACCAGCGGTTATTACAGGGTTACTATGATGACTTTGTTAAAGCTGGCTTTGGAGGAACTATAAATGAGTTCTGGGCCTTCGTACTTTCTATCAAGAATAAGGTAGATAAGAAAGAAGGATACGACTTATCGAAAAATGATTTTACCGATGAGTTGAAGGCTAAACTTGATGGCATCGAAGAACATGCAAATTATATCACTAAAGTTTCTCAGCTTGAGAATGATTTGAAATATCAAACCGAGGAAGAAGTTAAACAGATGATTAGTGATTTGGTTGATGGTGCTGATGATGCCCTTGATACTCTTAAAGAGTTGGCAGAAGCATTGGGCAATGACCCCAACTTTGCAACTACCATCACTAATAAATTAACCGACCTTCGTACTGCTTTAACCGAAGAGGTTAATCGTGCTAAGGAAGCCGAAGCTGCTCTGGGTGCTGCAGTAGCTGCAGTTCAGGATAACCTCGAATATGGGTTAGACCAAATCAATAAGAAGATTGATACCGTTAAGGCAGACTTAAAAGCTGAAATCGACCGAGTTGAGAAGAAGGTAGATAAGAATGCTGAAGACATCAAAGACCTTGAAGATAAGGTAAATCAAGGTAATGATGAACTTGAGAAAGAACTCAAGGACCTTATTCAAAAGGAAAAAGATGAACGTATCGCTGCCGATAATGAGATTAAGGAAAGTGTAAATAACCTTAAGACTCTTCATATCAATGATAAGGCTGCACTCGAGGCAAAGATTGCTGAAGAAACTGCAAATCGTACCAATGCAGATACCGTACTGGATTCTAAGATTAATGAAGAAATCACTAATCGCCAGGCTGATACTTTAGCTCTCCAGGGTAAGATTGACCAAGAGAAGGTAGACCGTCATTCTGAGGACCAAGTTCTTCATAATGAAATCTCTAAAGAGGTAACAGACCGTATTAATGCAGACAATGCTCTTCAAGGTAAGATTGACCAGGAAGCTCAAGCACGTACTGCTGCAGACCAGGTATTACAGAACAATATAGATTCAGAGGCCACTACTCGTGCTGCTCAGGATTTAGTTCTCGAACACAAAATCGAGGATATAAAAGAGCAGGGTGTAGAAGACAAAGAACAATTGCTTAATGCTATTGCTGCCGAGGCTGCTGCTAGAGAAAAGGGTGATAAAGACCTTGATGCTAAGAAGGTAGATAAACGTGAAGGTTATTCTTTGACTAAGAACGACTTTACCGATATACTCAAAGCTAAATTGGATGGCATAGAAGAAAAGGCAAACTATATTACCCATCTCTCTCAGCTTATAAATGATGCCGGTTTCCAAACTGAAGAGGAAGTAAATGCGGCTATCCAAAAGATTATTGGTTCAGCACCTGAAGTACTTGATACTCTTAAGGAAATTGCTGATGCCCTTGGAAATGACCCCAACTTTGCAACTACCATCACTAGGAAGTTGGCTGCAATTACAGAACAGGTTAACCAAGAAATCGAAGACCGTATTGCAGGAGACGAGGCAAACAGTGCTGAAGTAGCTGCTGAAGTTCAAGCTCGTAAGGATGCAGATACTGCCCTTGAAACTAAACTGAAAGAATACGTAGACAATAAGTCTGCTACTGGAGATGCTGCACTCGGAGTTGTAAGAGATAACCTTAATAAGGAAATCCAAGACCGTAAAGATGCTGATGCAGTAATTCAGGCTAACTTGGATAAGGAGATTGCCGAAAGAAAGACTGCTGATGAAGCATATACTCAAAGTTTGGCTAATGTTAACCAGCGTATCTCAGACTTGGCTTTGAGTATGCAAGAGTCTATCAATACCTTGCGTAATGAGCTTACTGAGCAGGTAAATGCCAATACTACGGCAATCGCTACTAATCAACATAATATAGAAAGAAATTCAGAGGCAATCACAAACTTAACTAAGACTGTAGGTGATAACTACAAGGAAGTTAAGGATATGATTAACGAAGAAATCGTTGACCGTACGAATGCCGACAGTGCTTTGAGTTCTCGTATCGATACTCTCAATATTGACCTTAATACTGAGAGTGTAGAAAGAAAAGCTGCAGACCAAGTTCTTCAGGTAAATTTGGATAAAGAAGTAGCAGACCGTACTGCAGCCGATAAAGCCTTGAGTACTGAGTTTACGGCTAAATTGGATAATGCTAAGCAGGCTTTGGAATCTGAGGTAGCTAGCCTTAATACTAAGCTTGAACAAGAAAAGGAAAACCGTATTGCTGGTGATAATGCTTTGGGAGTTCGTATTGATTCTCTAGAGGCAGGTAATACCGATGCTATGAATGAATTAAAAGCAAAGGTAAATGCTAATACTACTGCTATTAATGCAGAGAAAGACCGAGCAATTGCCAAAGAGACTTCACTTGAGGCAAAGATTGATACCAACCTTCAGAACCATAAAGATGATATGGCGGGTATCAACCAAAATATACTTACCGAAAAGAATGACCGCTTAGCTGGTGATACTGAGTTGCAGAATAATATAGATAAGGAAGCTACAGAACGTGCTAACCAAGATACCCTTATTAATAATGCTATTGCTCAGGAAAAAGCAGATCGAATTGCTGCTGACCAGGCAATGGATGGAAAGAAGGTAGATAAGGTAGAAGGTAAAGTACTTTCTTCAAATGACTTTACTGACTTGCTATATGCCAAGTTGGATGGCATCGAAGAACATGCAAACTACATCACTAAGGTATCTGAGTTATTAAACGATTCAGATTTCCAGAGTGCTGAACAAGTAGAGGCAGCTATCCAAAAGATTATTGGCTCTGCTCCAGAGGTACTTGATACTTTGGCCGAGATTGCTAAGGCTCTCGGTGATGATCCCAACTTTGCAGCAACTATGACTGCTAAGCTTACTGAGTTGGAGAATAAGCTTGAAGCTGAAAAGAATCTGCGTGAACAAGGAGATAATACTCTGCAACAGACTTTCACTAACTTAAGTAATACTCTTACTACTACGGTAAATGAGTTGAGAACTTTCGTAACTGAAACTCGTACGGAGCTGTTAACTTCCTTGAATGCTACCAATGCTCTGGTAACTCAGAATACTGCCAATATTCAACGTAATCTGGAATTGATTCAGGGTATTCAGGATAACATTAATGGTAACTATACTGCCATTACCGATTTGCTGAATAATGAAATCGCTGCTCGTAAGGCTGAGGATATTCGATTAGAAGCAAAGATTGACCAGAATACTTCTGACTTAAATACAGAGAGAGAGGAAAGAAAGGCCGCAGATAAAGTTCTCCAGGATAACATCGATGCAGAAGAAGCTGCCCGTATTGCTGCCGATACAGCTTTGGGTAAACGTATCGATAAAGAAATTCAGGACAGAACCGATGCTGATACTGCCTTAGATAATAAGTTCACTAACATTACCGATGACCATGAAGAAAGACTGGTAGCTGAAGAAGGTACTTCTGATGCTTTGCCTGATACCATGGTTACCGATGTTAGTGTTGTAACAAGAACCGGTACCCAACTTTCTTTCAAGGTAAAGACTTCAACCAAGGATAATGCAAATAACCAATATGGTGAAGAAGTAGAAGCTACCAAGAACTTACTCCCGGTAACTCAAACTCTTGCAGGAGTTATGTCTGCAGCAGACAAGGTTAAGTTAGATGGGTTAGACCCCAATTCTCTGACGGATATCTCTGCAGCTTCAGATGCTAATAAGGTAACGGTAACGGTAACTAAGGATAACGGTTTGAATGCTGATACTACCGAAACTTTCGATTTGCCTCAGGTATCGGCTACTAAGGCTGGTACGATGACTGCTAAGGATAAGATTGAGTTAGATAGAATCTCTACGGCTAACTTTGCTCTTGGTGCAGTAACTCCCAATGAAACCACTGTTGGCATAGCTGCTACTAAGACCGTAGTTGAAGATGGTACAGTAGAACAGAATCCTATTACATTGCCTGCCTCTACTGCAGAGAAAGCTGGTGTACAAACTGCAGCAGATAAGAAGCTGTTTGATTCTATACCAGATAATATTATTATCTTATCTGGTGATAAACCAGTTGAGGTAGGTCAACAAAGCAGTCATGTTACTTTAACTCATAATTTCTCTTCTAAAAAAGAAGAGGGTATTTATACTCATGAGCCTGAAGATTATAAGACTACTTATATCCCAGCAGCTACTACAGAGAAAGCTGGTGTAATGACCGCCCAAGATAAAGTTAATCTGGATGAGACATTACCCAATGCTATTGCTCAAGAGGTTCAGGACCGTAAAGATGCTATCGAAGCTTTGGACGGTAAATCAGAAGCCGCTCTTGCTCAAGAAGTAGCTGATAGAAAAGCTGCAGATACTGCTTTAGATACCAAGTTTACTAAAGCTGTAAACGATGAAGCAACTGCTCGTACTTCTGCTGATACTGCATTGGGTGCAAGGATTGATAAAGAGATTGCTGATAGAACTGAGGCAGACACTGCCCTTGATAATAAACTGCAGAATAACATTAACACTCTAGAAGCTAAGCATGATGCCTTTGTAGCAACTAAGGGTAAGGCTGATGGCTTTGCTCCATTGGATGGGAATGGGTTAGTACCTGCTAACCATTTGCCTTCATATGTAGATGATGTACTTGAAGTATATGCTACCTATGATGTAAGCCCCACTGGAGGTCTTACTAATGTTCAATTGTATACGGATGCAGGTCACCAAACTCCCGTAGTTGGAGAATCTGGTAAGATTTATATAAATGTTGCCGATGATGAACCTCCATACCAATTCCGTTGGTCAGGTACTAAATTCGTAGACAGTAATACTTCGTCTCTTATCATTGGGGAAATCGCAGGTACTGCTTTCGAAGGTAGTAGAGGTAAGCATCTTGAGGATGTGGTATCTAGCATGCCTAAAAATTTAATTAGTAAGGTTTCAATAGCTAACAAAAATAAGCGTAATGTTATTATCTTATGTAACTATTCTGCTACGGATGGTCAAGGGCATTACATTGATAAACCCGATGGGATGGTAATCCCTCTAACCCCAGCCACTACTCAAGAAGCTGGTCTGATGGATGCCGATAGTGTAATAAAGCTTAATCAAACCTTACCAGATGCTATTGAAGCTGAACAAGAGGCCCGTATTGCAAAAGATAATGCTCATGATAAGCTGATTAATAGTTTACCGAATGAAATAATGACGGTAATTAACTCTATTAATCCAGCTGCGGGTTATCTCATTCTAAAATATTTTAGATGGGTAAAGAATACTGAAGAAGGTTCATATGCTAGAGGTACTGATGTAGATGTTAATATCCCTGCAGCAACTAAGACTACTGCAGGTGTAATGACTGCAGCTGATAAGACTAACTTGGATAATACCGTACAGGGGTTGGCAAATGAGATTACCAATAGAACTAATGCTATCAATGCTCTTCGTACAGAATTGAAAACTTACGTTGACGATTTGATTGCCGATACTGGTTCAGATGTAACTGCCTTAGAAACTAAGGTAAATAATCACATTGCCAATAAATCTAATCCTCATGCAGTTACTAAAACTCAGGTTGGATTGGGTAATGTTAATAATACTTCCGATGCTAATAAGCCCGTATCTACTGCTCAAGCTACTGCTATTGCTGATGCTAAGGCTGCAGGTACTGCTGCTCAGACTTCTATCAATAGCCATGCTGGTAGAAGAGATAATCCTCACGTAGTAACTAGAGCTCAATTGAGTTTGGCAACTACCGACCAGGTAGTATTTGCTAAGACTACTGCTCCTTCCGGTTTCTTCAAAGAGTCTTCAGATGTTCGACTCAAATCTAATATTAAGGATTTGAATCATACTCTGGAACAGATTTGCCAGATACCAACTAAGTCATTCGAAATGCTTGGTAAAGAGGACGAGGGAACTATTGCTCAGAATCTTGAGGGATTGGGATTTGGTAAATATGTAGAGGAAGTTCCAGTAGAGAAATCTACAGTACCTAATCCAGAGGAATTCGAAACTTTGGAAATCAATGGGGAAGAGTATGTACTCGTAAAACAAGTTAAATATCACAAGATGTCAACTTTGGCAATCGAGGGTGTTAAACTTCTTTACGATGAGATTAAGGCTTTGAAGGCTGAGATTCAAGAACTTAAAAATAAATAATCATGGGAGAGATAGCAACCTGGAGTGCTGTCAAAACTAAAGTAGGCCTTGGTAAGACAGGAAATGACTGCCCTACCAAGGCTGAATTGTTAGCACTCTCCTCGACAGGAACAGGGGAGAATTATGTGGGGTTGGAACTATCCAATGCCAGTTCCTATGGAAATAATGAATGTGTCAAACTCGAAGATATTCATAAGGTAACCTATAAGTATACTTTTACAGCTATAAATACTTCCTTTACTTTCACTGCTATAGGGGGGGAATCGACTCCAGCTCGATTAGGCTTAACTTCAACTAAACAAAAGTATTTAGATGGAGTAGCTCATGGTTCTTCTATAGCAGTAGGTCATACAGGAACCCCTTTACCCGACTGGTTAAAAGGTTCTACTGATACGATTGGATTTACCGCTACAGAAAATTTAACCCTATCCTCAAGAACTCATACTAGAACCTATACTCAGGACGAAACCGGTAAAACGATCTCGGTTACTTTCACTCAAGCTGCAGCTTCTCAATCTTGGAGTTATGGGTTTAGTGTAAATCCAACTTCTATGTCATTTGGGGCTACAGGAGGTACTAAAACCTTTACGGTAACTTCATACAAGCAAGAATTAAGAAATGGCCATAATTATGGTAACCAAATTTCTTTAACTTATACTAGAGCTAATGGAGGAAGTATATCCGGTACCGGTACTTCAGTAACTATGGGTAATAATACTTCTACCAGTACACGAAGTGGTACGGTAACCTTAACCCAAGCTGAAACAGGGAAGAAGTTAACCCTATCTTGTTCTCAGTCGGCAGGTTATAGGACTTACAGTGAGATTACAGCAAGTGGAGGAAGTGTATCCGATATACCTGCAAGTGGAGGAAGTAGAAGTTCATTCTCAAGTATGCCATCATATTCTCAGACTTGGGGATGGAATGGTTCTACAACTGGAGGTGGCACAATTACAAGCGGTGCTAGCATTAGTTATGGTACCGCAGTTAGTGCAGGTTCTTTGGGTACTACGGTTAAATCTAGAACCCGGGTAGGAGCCCTTACTGGTACCTTATCACTAAATGGTAAAACCAAATCTGTAAGTGTACCAGTATACCAGGCAGCGAATTCAATTACCAGTACTACTGAGGGTACACCAGTAATAAGCTTATCGGCAAATTCATATTCTATTTCTAATTCAGGAGGTAGTGTTAATATTTATGCCAGTGTAAGTATACCTATTACCAACCATTGGAGTTCAGGGTCAATAAGTGCAGGTTCTTCGAAGAGTGCTACACCTACGGTTAGTGCAAGTGGTACTGGATTTAGTTTGAATTCAGCTAAGACGGTACTTACTGCTACAGAGAACACAGGTACTTCAAGTAGAAGTTGTACAGTAACTGCATCCTATAGTGGGGCAACTACTAAGACCATTAAAGTTACACAGAGTGCTGCTTCAGTATCTTATAAGTATTACTTGGCATTTACTTCCCCTACTGGTTCTAAAACTACTTCTAGAACTGGATTATCGGCTTTGGGAGGTAATAACTTTACAGTTGATGTAGCTTATTCTTTTAAGATTAAGGTAATAAACGGTTCTGAAATAAGTACAAGATACCCATTAGCTTTAACTGTAACCTCAAAACCAAGTTGGGTTACAAATGTAGCAATCACAACGTTATCAAGTGATAATGGAAACTATGGGTTAACCTTAACCTTAACAGAGAATACCGTAGAATCAACAAGGTCGGGTACCATTAAATTAAGGCAAGCAGAAATTGATGATAATGATTGGGAGCTTACAGTCAATATAACTCAGAATGCTGCAACTATAACCTATGATTATGTATTTAGTATATCATAGGTTATATACAACACCAGTATTTATTATATGAGAGACCCTAAAAACTTAATTATTAATTTCCTAAAACCAATAAAATTATGGGAGTAGAAGTAAAAGGTGCTGGCGATGGCGTTGTAATCGCGGACAGAGGCTGTAATGATTGTTATAACCGGAATTCCGGTTGGGGCTCCGGATGGGGTGCCGTCGGGGGTGCATTGGTAGGTGGTGGCTTTGGTGCTGCTGCAGTTTCCGTATGGGACAAAATCAATGATACCAAGCTGACATTCAGAAAGTAGAATCTACGGTTCAAGAAGCAAAGGCAGGTATCTACAAAGATATCTCTGATGCTGCTCGTGGAGTTACTCAAGAAATCGGTGGTGTAGCAAAAGATGTTGCCGGTGTTGGTAGGGAAATCCTTAACAACCGTTTCACTACGGAAAGAGGTCTTTGCGATTTGGGTTACAAAACTAATTCGGATATCCGAGATTCTCGTGACCAAATGGGCGCAGGCTTCAATCGTGTTATGGACCGTCTCTGCAACATGGAACACCAACAGTCAGATTGCTGCTGCGAAACCAAAGGCTTGATTAAAGAAGTAAAATCTGACTTGGCTCTTCAGTTGGAACGTTGCTGCTGTGACCTCAAGAAGGGCCAACAGGAAATCAAGTGCCTCATCGAGAACACTGCCAAAGACACCGAGATTGCTCGCCTCAATCGAGTGATAGATGCTCAGAGAGACCAGAACATTGTCAATCAAGTGGTAGCTGCCTTGAAGACCGGTACTACAACGCCAGCTTAGTAATTTAAAATACCAAGATGATTAAAGGAGTGCATCTGTTTTTAGGTGTACTCCTTTTTTCGTTTTAACTCATTAAACTAAGGAATTATGGAACAAGAACAACTCACCGAATTCAAGATACAATTAGCTCTACCTGCTCCCAATATAGAGATTGCACAAGAAGTAGCAAACAAAGCTCAGGTACTCATAAATCAATTTGGATACTATCAATTCTTAAACCTGGTAGACTTCATGCAAAGGAATCCAGGTGCAGTTTCATTTGGTTTAAACTTAATTAATAAAAGATGATTATGGACGAAAGAACATTGATTTTCCAAAAGGTACAGAAAGGTGAAGTGATTTTCACATTAGAAAAAGACAGACGGTCTGGTTATCCTATCTTTGATACAGCAAGAATCGTAAAGGTAGGAGAAAGTAAACCAATGGCCTCTGGTGCTAAAGACGGCTTTGTTAACAGTGTCGAATTGGTAATCCAAGATTCGGTATCACAACTCACCATATACTTGCCATCACAATCTGATGAAGGTATTTATAATGGTGTATATTATACTACCGATGTAGTGAATATAATTAATGAGGTTACTATGCAGAAACATAATGCCTTGAATATACTTAACAATCGACCAAAGTTTGAGGCAATTGTTTCTGAATGCGATAACATTCTCAATTCAATTAACCAATCACCTTCTGCTCCAAGTAAACCTGCTCCAGGGTTTGAGGAGTTCCGTCAATACATGGACCAACGAATCTCCACTCAAGAGACTCTGTTACAGAGAATTGCTCAGGAGCTGGGATTGGATAAACCTAAACAACAGTAAGAATTATGCCAAGTAAGTCGGTTAATATTACACTATCGACTCCAGTTGGCCCTCTAGAAATATACGTAGATAAACGAGAACAAGCTCGTGCAGAAAGTTTGATTGCCAAAACTCCAAGTATCTTAACTAAGGGTTATGCGAAAGGTACAGAAAAGTTTGGCAATCAACTTCTTCGTATAGTAAGACGAAGTTTGAATACGGGTGTTCCCCCAAGAGGTTCAGGAGTATCATGGCCACCACATGCTCCTGGTACCATAAAGAAATATGGGGACCATACCATGTTAAATCTTACGGGGCAATATGCTCGTTCAGTTACTTTGGTAAAAGGTAAGAAAAGAACTTTCGTCGGATTGCCAATTGGAATCAAGAAGATTACCTATACGGGTAAGACTTCAAGAAAGACTTTGAATCAGATAGCTATCATGTTAGAGTATGGTAGTAGAGATGGTAATTTACCACCTCGTCCTCTTTGGAATCCTGCATTTAAGGCTGCTGGTGGAAAAGCTGCCTTACAAAAGGAAATACGTAATGAAATTAGAAAAGAAATAAGGAGGGTTATATAATGGCAGCAGATTTCGAAATATCATCCTTATCTGGAACTGGTACTGCAACTATTAGGGTAAAGCCTAAGGCAGTAAACGAAGACATGAATAATATAAAAGAGCAGGTTCTCAAGGTAGTAGTTCAGGGTGTAGAAAGGGAAGTAACTCTGGTACAAAAGGCCGCTCCTAAAATAGTAGAGACCTGGGGAACTTATTTTAGTATCACTCCAGAAACTACTTCCCATACTTTCGATGGTACTAAAAGGGGTGAGACCCTAGAAATAGGTGTATACAGTTACCAACAGAAGTTTATCGATAATAAGCCTCAAGATGAATATCGTGCTGTAGATTGGAAAGTTGAAAGCTCCTCAGATTGGTTAGAGGTAACCCAAGAAATTGGAGAAGCTAATGCCGCAGGTAAGCTTACTATCAAAACTAAATCTACTAATCAAGAACATAACCCCAGTAACTATGACCCCTTGGAAAGAACTGCTATAGTTAAGATTATCTCACAGCAAGAACCTAACACTACTGAGATAGTTTTAAATATAACTCAATCTCCAGGTACTAGAACTACTAAGTATGGCTTTGAACCAACCCCGAATATACCATTCCCAAATCTTGGTCAAAATACTAGTACTGCTCAGATTAGTAATGTAAAGGGTTATCAGTACTACCTTATCAACGGTATTCAAGTTGCTAAATTTATAAAACAATTTAAGATAACCGATATAAGTAAGACAATAGAGGGTCAATTCCCTGGAGGTATTGGTTCTGAACCAATACCCTTTAAAGTATGGCTTACCGATTATCCTTCAAATATTGCTACTCAATGGGTTAGTGAATTAAATTGTGTTGGTCATTTACAAACCATAATGAGTGGTTTTGGAGGTATTCAGGTAACTTATAATGGGTATATTAATGACAATGGCAATCAAAGTGTTCAATTAAATATTAGATTAGGACTTTAATGGTAAACTCAGAAGAAATAGTAGAAAGAACTTTTTATATCTCTCTACTTAGTACAATGTTGGAAATGGGTCTTACCTTAAACCCAGAAGACTTCTTACCTTTGTCTCAAGAAAACGAAAAAAGATTTCAAGAGGCAATCAAAGGTATGAAGAAGTTTATACCACTTTTTGGTATAGGGAATAATCAAGTAAAAGGCCCAAAGACTCTCCCAAGAATAACCATAGAACTACAGGGTTATTATGCTGGAGATATTGGTGTGAATAAATACATCATTGGTGATAAACTTGAGGATGGTAATTACCAAGCTTCAGAGTTTCCTTATGAAACTAAGGATATTACCATAGATGTACATCTGGTTTCTCAAACACAAGCAGATATGAGATTGCTACATACAATCTTATATACTGGCTTACCTGCTAGAGGATACGTGAGACCATACTTCAATGATTTAGAGGAATGGGAAAAGGGCAGGCTTGCTCCCACCGGAAACCTATTCATTGAGATTGGTAATTATTATGACCATCCAGATGTAGAGCATGGTATACTTGAGAAGGTATACACCTATGTATGTAAGGACGGTATTCTTCCAGAAAAAGCTTTGGGAGAAGGTACTCTTACACCTATCAAGGATATATCGGTTCTTATTGGATTGTTAGAACAAAACGAAAATGAGATGCTAGAGTTAAAAGTACCTAAGGTATAGGTACAATACTCTAGGGTATAAATTAAACGAGTAATTAACTTTAATCACAATAGAATTATGCCAACTTCACCTCATGTTGATTTTAAGTTTAAGAACAACAATGTTCTTCAAACTACTCCCATGTTAGGAGTTTCTTGTGTATTGGCTAGAACTACTAAAGGTCCATACGATGACCCTTCAGAAATCATCTCTACATTCTCTCAGTTCCAAAGAATCTATGGTTCTGAAATTGTACCCGATGGTTCTGTATCAAATATCGAAAAGGCTTTGCAAGGTGGTTCTAAGCTTCGTGTTATTCGAGTACTTGGCAAAGGAGCTACTCAAGGTACAGTAACTGCTTCTCCGGCTGCGGCAAGAAAAGCTAAAGATTCAGAAGATGAAATCTCAGTTGCTTCTGCTGTAACTGACCCAGCTAAACCCTCTGCTTTGATTACTTTAAAATCTGGTAGTACTACTTATAGTTTTGGATTAGTAACCAAGGGATATGGAGATCCAATTGGTAGTGCAAATACTTTCCAGGTTGGTTTTTATAAGCAAGCTAATACCTTGTATTATAAAATATATTCAGCTAATGGGCAAGTACTTGAACAGGGACCAGTAATAACCTACAAAACTGCCGATGATAACAATAACACTTCGGTAGATTACCTTGCTCTTAGTGCATTTGCTAAGAACTCGGAATATATTAAGCCGGTAATTACTGCAGGTTCCTCTTTTGAAAACCTAATTAAGTGGCTTACCGATGATATTGATGGTACTAAGAATGCTATCACTATTACCGTGGGAGATGCTGCACCCTCCGAAACAGAGAAACTGTTTAATGGTACTATCGGTAGTGCAGGTTCCACTCCAACTGCCGAAGAATGGATTACTTCCTTGGATTTGGTAAAAGATTACACCGACTTCTACCAATTATTTATTTCACATATCTCTCAACACCTTACTACCGATTCAGATGTACTCAAGGTATATAAGGCTGCTGCAGATATGGCAAAGGAATTGATGGAATGGGTACTGTATATCGAAGTTCCCAAACATTTAACCCATTATACTCAAGGTACTCAGGCAAGAGATTACAAAGCTCAGGTAACTTGGGTACAGACTTGCCTTGGTACTGTAGGTAACTCTAAGTACATTGCCTACTTTGGTGGTGGACTTAAGTACTACAACGAAAACGGTAATCTTCAGGATTCCGATGTAGTGGGTACTATTGTTGGTTTGGGAGATGCCTCTGCTACTCAATATGGTCCTTGGAAATCCTTTGCTGGTATGAACCGAGGGGTTATTGGAGATGCAGTTGGTCCAGTATGCCCCAACTATGGTTCTCCTTCTCGATATAACGAACTGAACACTCTTGCTCAGAATTATATCAATGAGATGGTAATCAAAGATACTCCAGATGCAGGTAAGCAAACCATGCTATGGCATTGCTTCTCTTCTCAAGTGAAACAGGATTCTGAAAGATTCCTTTCAATCGTAAGACTGAACCTTTACTTGAAGAAGTTCCTTCGCCCGGTACTCAACAAATATATCGAAGAACCAAACGTTTGGAGTACTTGGAAGAGAATCTGGTTGGAGGTTAAACCTACCTTGGATTCTTTGGTAGACGAAGATGCTATGACCGAGTATACCTGGATGGGTGACCAAGATGCAACTTCTTGGGATGACCTTTCGGTTAATAACGAAGCAGATGCTCGTCAGGGTAAGTACCGTGCTATCCTTAAGTATAAGGATGTAGTTCCTATGCAAGAGGTAACTATGGAGATTGTAATCGATGCAGCTTCTAAGGCAGTATCAATCGTAGAAACAAGTAATAACTTATAAACTCATAACACAATGGGAGCAAAAGTAAAAAACCCACGGAAGAAATTCTTGTGGAGCATCATGTTCCCCAAACACCCTATCAATACTTATCTATTCCAAAGTTGTACTTTGCCGGATATTGAGATTGACCAGGTTGCTCATGGGGACGTCAATAGAGACGTTAAAACTGCAGGTAGGGTTACTATAGGTAATCTTATCGTAGAGAAACTTATGACTACTGCAGGTTCAGACACATGGCTTCATGATTGGCTTTATGCTTGCCAAGACCACATAGTTGGTGGAGGTTTGGTACCAAGCCAATATTGGGAAACGGCTATTGTAAATGAACTTGCCGAAGATGGAGTCTCGGTTCTTAATACCCACGTCTTCGAAGAGGTATGGCCATGTAAGATTACCGGCTTAGACTTGGACAGAATGGCTTCAGAGAATACCATTGAGTCCATAGAGTTCTCAGTTGGTACTGCAGATAAATACTAATTCCTTAGTCTATTTTCACTAAGATTCGGTGGAGGGGTGGGATTCCTGTGATAGGAGCTCACCCCTTTCTTGTTGTTATACGGAGTACTATGAACATTTGTAAACATTAAATATATCAAATTATGGAATTTAGAACATTTAGATTTACCGGACCTTCTGGTTTCGAATATGAAATCAGAGAACAGAATGGTGCTGATGAAGATATTCTCAGTAACCTTTCAGACATGAAGACTTTGATGAACCTTACCAAGTTCATTGCAGCAATTGTAATTAGAACTACTGCTACCCCTAATGGGAAATTAACCGTAGATGATGCTCTTAACTTACCAGTCAATGACCGTTATGCTATTATCTTCAATTCTCGTATCTTCTCTTTGGGAGAGGAAGTAGAATTCGAATATGATTGGGGCAAAGAGAATGGTGGTAAGATTACTTATGGCCAAGACCTTCATGAGTTCCTTTTCGATTACGGTACTACTCCAACTGTAGAGGATTTAAATCAGAAGCCAGATGCTATCCCTTATTATCCAGAGGGAGTTAGATTGGTAGATCATGAATACACTCTTTCATCTGGCAAGAGAATTAAATTCGATTGTATGACTGGTAAGGGAGAACAAGAGTTCATGAAGTTGCCTTTGGATAAACAAACTAAGAATGCTCCTCTTCTTTGCCGTAATCTTCACTTAGAGGTTGATGGTAGTTGGGAAAAGGTAGAAAACTTTACCCCATTTACTGCAAAGGATATGGCTGAGATGAGAAAGTATATCTTATCTATGGACCCAATTTTCAAAGGCGAGTCTCACATCACTAATCCAACCACTGGAGAGGAAAGAACTTATCCTATAGTTTGGGCACCGAATTTTTTCTACCTGACGGAAGAGTAATGTTAGAGAGTGATTTTGTTTATATCACCAGAGCCGAGATAGCCTTAGACTATTTCGGCTTTTTACGTCTTCCGTACCGAATTAGGAAAATATTCAAGGAAATGGCCGAGCAATATTATAAACAATTAAAGAAAAGAAAATAAATTATGAATACCAGTAGGAGTATAGTAGAGGTCGGTGTTGCCATGGTTTTAAAAGACCGATTCTCTCAAGAAGCTGGCAAGATATCTGGGTCATTCAGAACAATGATGAATGATATGAATACCTGGAATAGAGGTATACAGATGTCAGCTTCTAATACAATGGACTTCGGAATGCAGCTCGTAGGGGGAATGGCAAGGGCCTATAAATACTCTGCGGGTGTTCAGAATGAAGTTTGGACTGCTTCGAAAATTGCTGGTGCTACCATTGCAGAACAAAGAGAGATGTTACAATTGGCAAAGGATGTCAATGAGATAACTCCTCTTACGGCTTCGGATGTTGCATCAGGACAAAGATACCTGGCTATGGCGGGTAATAAATTCGATGCTATTAAAGAGATGATTGGGCCAGCATCTAAGCTGGCTTCAATCTTTACAATGCCAGTGGGACAGAAAGGTGGTGTAGCTGACTTGATTACTAATATCATGTCAATGTACCAAATCCCAATGGGGGAAGCCGCTAGAGTAACCGATGATTTATATACTGCAGTTACTAATGCAAATATATCTTTAACAGACTTAGCCCAGTCCATATCCTATGCAGGAGCAGATATGGCAACTGCTGGAGTAGACCTTCGGCAAACCGCTGCTGCTATTGGTGTATTGGGTGATATGGGTATACAGGGTTCTATGGCAGGTACCTCACTGGCCAATATGATTCGTTACTTACAACTCTCTCTTGTTAATCAAAAAAAGAAAGGCTATAACGCTTTAGCAGACTTGGGCTTAAGTCCTGATGAGTTTTTCGATGCTCAGGGTAACCTTATAGACCTTTATACTATCTATCAGAAGTTTGCTAAGGCTGCAGTAGATTTACCTTCACGAATTGAAACACCAACTTTCTTCAATATCTTTGGAGTTCGTGGTAATCGTGGTATGCTTCCCGTACTTAGGGATATTGCTTCTGGTAGAGATAAGATGAGTAAGATACTTGCTACTTATGACCAAAACATTGGGGCAGTAAATCGACTCAATGAAGAACGTCTTAAAACTGATGCAGGTGTAATTGACCAATTCGAATCAAGTATAGAGAACTTAACAGTTACCGCAGGTGCAGCTTTGGGTAGAATCTTTACCCCAGTACTAGATGTGGGTAACTCTATAATCAAAGTAATTAATTCTATCTCAGAAACTTGGGTTGGAGGTTTTGGTCTTAGAGTAGGAGCTACTGCAGTAGTAGTAGGTACTATTGTTGCAGGATTTAATACTGTAAGAGGTATTATTAGGTCTGTTGGGTATTTACAGACTATTGCTACTGCTTCTACTGAAGGTATGTCTGCTGCAGCAATAAAAACTAATACTCAGTTTGCCATTATGGAAGCACACATGGTAAGAATGGTTAACCTTATGAGAACCATGGTTCAACTCCAAATGATGTCAAGCGGTATCGGTATGAATTCTGCTGGTAGATTTTATAACACTAAAACCGGAAGATATGTTAAGACACCAAATCCTGGAGTACCATTAGCAACTACTATGGCGGGTAATTTAGCTGGAGGGGCTTTAGCTGGAGCAGGTGCCCAAGTTGGTAGTCAAGTGGCTAGGCAAGGTGCTATAAAGGGTTTAACCTCTATAGGTGGTAGACTTATGGGATTACTCGGTGGACCCTGGGGATTAGCAATTACTGTAGGTCTTCCTTTATTAATTGAGGGTATTAGTTACCTTAGTAATTCAGTAGATAGGAATACTGAAGCTCAGAATAAAGAGAAAGAAGACCCAACTACCATTAGAGCCCAGAATGAAGAGAGATTTATTAATGCTGTTAGATTAGCTATCAAGGAAGGCATGAGAGATTCTCGTATCAATATCTCGGTAGATGGTCAAGCAGTTGGTGATTATGCTCCAGGTTCTCAACAAGATTTTACTGGAGCAGCATTTGTAATGGGAATATAAAATTAAAAACACTATGGCTAGAGTATTAAATAAAGCAGCAGGTAAGGTTGTTGAAAAATACAATGACCTTACAAGAGATACGGCAGGTGTTCTTACTGGTCCCTTAAATAAGCTATGGAGAGCTCGGATATTACTTAACCGAGTTACTTCACCTCTCCCGAAGGATGATGCTCCAAAGGGTAAACTCTATATTCCAAATGGGGTAATGGGAGAAGCTCAGATATCCTCTAAGAATCCTATTCTAAATAAACAACTCCAAGCTAAATGGAGAATGGAATTACAATTTCCAAGATTAGAAGAGGGTGAAGAAGTAGACCCAGCAAAAGGGAATAAGAATACCACTAATTACAGAAACTTTGAGGCTAAAGCAGATGTTATATATCAGAATGAGGTAAGGATATATAACATGACTGTTAACCCTACTCAATATATTACCCTACAGAATAGACCTCCGGAATTGGACTTCCGAGGAGAAACTACATGGGCAACCATTAAATCAATGGGCCGCAATGTACCAATGTATCACTTTACTGGTGCTGAAGACATCATTCAATTCAATGTATCTTGGTACTGTAATGACCCAGAAAATCCTGAAGAGGTAATCAATAAATGTAGGTTATTAGAAGCATGGTCTAAATCTAATGGTTACCAGGCTGCTCCTCCGATTGTTAAGATTGAGTGGGGGGATTCCGGTATATTTGATAATCACAACTACATTCTTACTTCAGCAACTTATACTCTGAAGAACTTCCAGAATGGTTATAGAGTAAGGGTACCAGGAAAGCCAGCTACTTTTGGTAATGGTAGGTTATTGCCTGCAGCAGCAACTCAAGAATTAATTTTCAAGAGAGTAAGTGCATATAACTTATCCTATGGAGATTTTATAAATTCTGATTCACTTAAAAAGACGGGGGGTATTAAATATGATTGATGTTAACCAATATCTAAAGGGGGCTAGCCCATATAATAATGCCTATGCTCTGAAGTATAACGATGGGGATTATTCCTTAGAAGCTAAACCTCCAGTAGTACCGGAATCCTCTAACGATATTCAACATACCGTTAAAGATGGGGAAACCTTGCAGAACATTGCTTTCAGGTACTATGGTGATTCTGGTAAGTGGTACATTATAGCTGAAGCTAATAAGATACTGAATCCTTTTAAGGAATTAGAAATGGGAACTCTAATAAGAATACCGACTTATGGCAGCTAAACAGAAACCTATATTATATAATGGAATGGGTCAACCTTATTTGGCCCTTTTCAATTTTGGAGGTATGCCTATAATGAATCCCATTACAGGTATACCCCTTGGAGCGTATATAAGTACCTGGAGTTATAGATATGATGAAGAAAAAGAAAACTTGGCTACCATTACTTTCGATACGGGTAATCCTGATACTGTAGATATTGCCGAGATTCAAGAGAACCAAAACATTTGTCTTCAATGGGGATATATATACCCTGATGGCCAATTTATATCTGGGCCCATAAAAATAATTAAGGTAAGAGAGTTCGAAGCCGTATTCGATTCTACAGGTACTCATGTAACTATTAAGTGCATTGATTCTTCAGGGGATTTAAGATATCAGCCTGCTTATGTTCATTCGGACATGGAAGGTTATAAATTATCTACCTATTTAGACAATGGTTGTGGGAATGCTACTGGTGTAATCATAGAAATATTTCAGTAATGGAACAACAGATAATAAGTAATAAAGTATACGAGTCACTACAGGTACCCACAGAGAGTACCCGTACTACTACTGGTAAAGTACTCTATGCTAACAAATACAGTGGAGTAGCAGAAGTAGCTATGCCAGAAGATTTGAAAGCTTTGATTGATAGTGACTTTGGCTTGGTGGGTAAGAACGTCTTAGTTCAATTAGAACAGAAGATGAAAGGGTACACTAATGGGCCTTGGTATGTAGATTCAAGAGATGGGGTTATCTATATACATAATCGGAAATTCAACGAAGAACCCGTATGTACTTATACCTATCAAGGGGAGAATGGAGAAGTACTTAGAGTATCTTTTGCTACTCAGAAAATAACTAAAAGAGTTAAAGCCGTATTAGCCCCGTCTCTAGACCCAGATAGTAAAGATTTATCGATATTATCAACTAATATAAATGAGCCAGAGGATAAACCCCAGTTAGCTTTAAGACCCCTTATGGCTCAGGTAGATAATCTTATGGTGTCTAATATTACTGGCAATGGGCTTGAAGATTATAGAAGTCATCCTACTACACCAACTGAGGTAATGGATGCTTGGGACACTCAGCTTCAGTATAACATGGAAAAAACTGCAGAATATAAAAAGAGAGTAGAAGAATATGAAGCAGTGGGTCCAGTAGGTGCTTATGAAGCAGGTAAGCAAAGGAGATTTGATGAAATGTCTACCGAAGAAATACGAGCTACCATTAATCAAGCAGCCAACGAGTTACCTGATGATAAGAAGAATGCCCTTAAGCAAGTGCTAAGAAACTCTAAGAATGGTAAAGAGTTAGAAGCTAATCTTAAGAAGCTCTTAGAATGCGAAATGTATCTTTTCGAAGATGAAGATGGTATGGAATTTATGGTAGAAGAGTATGTAGACCCCTTAGATTATGACCCAGAAGGTTACACTTCTAAACAAGCAGGAGCGGGTATAGCTTCTGGTATCAATTTTCAAGCTGGAGTATTACCTGCTTCAAAGAGAGGTTTTGAAGCTTTAAAGAAAGACCCCTATACTGAAGTATTATCCGATATGGAAGTTGATACTACTAAGGGTTATGGTCAAGGTCAATATGGTAAGAGGGTTAAGGTAAGACATATGAAAAGGGTAAACCTTAAAGTTCCGATTTATAAACTTTACCATAACCTATTCAGTAGATATGGTGGAGCTGATAAGTATGCTTGGGCAGCTAATGCCAATGCTAATGGGGGCTTAAAGCAAACTGAAAAAAGATTAGTATGTCAACTTCAAGTGGTTGGTAGACCCATGCTAGCAACTTCCCAAATAATCCGAATAGATAACGTAGGAAAACGTTGGTCAGGTCTTTGGTATATAAAACAGTGTACTCATTCAATGGATGCTGGACAAGGTTACATAACTAATATGGAGTTAGTAAAGAATAATTCCAAGTCTGGCTCTGTAACTTCTAAGACTGATTTATCTACTCAAAATATTGTAGCTAATGATGCTAAAGCTAATGCTAAAACTAAAAAGGGGCAAGATAAAAAAGCCCTAAGTACTTCTCAGAATCTTAATCTTAACTTTACTTATAATGAGAAGGTATATTACAATGAGCATTTCTTGAATGATAAGGGGGACATAATTGATATCAAGGGTCAAGCTGAGTTTATTCGAAAGAAGGCTTATTATACTGAAGTAAATGCGGATAATCCTCAAGCCTTGGCAGAGGGTATAGTATTATCTACAGGTAATACAGTTACCTCTAAGGGTAAGTTAATCCCAGGCAAGATATCCGTTAAACAAATTCAAGTGCCTGAAGACTATGGGGTTAAGTTTAATTATATGGCCATAGCTAATCGAGTATATCGAGACATAGCTAAAAGGCATAAGCGAATAGCAAGTCAAATCTATGTAGAAAAATAAGGATATGAGTTACGAAACAGCAAAGATAATAACCGATGAAGGCTTAGAGGGTCTTGGTCGGTATTACTCTGTTTATCGAGGCATTGTTATTGATAACGACGATGTAGAGAAACATATGAACAGAGTAAAGGTATGTGTTCCAGAGGTAATGGGGGGAGTATTTGCTTGGGCATATCCTAAAGGACAGCATGGTTCAATTAGTTCTGGTTTTAAATTCCTAGCTCCTAAAGTGGGGGATATGGTATTTGTTACTTTTGAATTTGGAGACCCAACTAAACCCCTCTGGGAATACCATGGTTGGGGAATGAGCCAAATCCCCCAACCCTTGGATGGCCCCAATAAATTGGGGATAGTTACTCCTGAAGGAAACCTAATAGTCATAGATGATGATAACGGAGAACTTAATTTACATTTCAATGGACCTGTAAATGTTCGTTCAGAGAAAGAAATAGTAATAAATGCCGATGGAGATATAAATGTATCTTCAGGTGATTCCGTGATACTTAATACTGGAGAAAATGGTGGGATAATCAATATTTTTCAATTAACCGAAAAACTAAATCAAACTATCCAAGAACTAGAACAACTTCGCAGTATGTTCAACTCTCATGTACACTCGGGTGTAACTACTGGGCCAGGTTCTTCAGGTCCAACTTTAACTCAAGCAACTAAACCTTTCTCACAATTCGTTGTAGACGATTATGAGGATAAAACCTGCATACACTAATGGAAAAGAATTACTTTACAGACTTAGTTGGTATAGGTGTAACTTATCCTATACAACTTACAACCAATGAAAAGGGTGAAAGAGGTTGGTACCCAGTCAATGGTGATTTTAAACTTATCCGAGATAATATAAGTTCGATATTATATTATATGATAGGTCAGAGATTCCGACAAGAAAACTTTGGTAGTAAATTATGGCAATGTATTGAGGAGCCAAACTCACAAGCCCTAAGTTTTATAATTAAAGAGTTTTTAAAACAAGCCATAGGTGCTTGGGAACAAAGGATAACCTTCCAAAATATCACAGTTACTAGAGTTGATGCAAAAATACACATAGAAGTAACATATGTAGTAAATGGAACAAATTCTAGTCAGTACCTCGATATCACCTATGACCGGTCGGATAATTCATTAAATACACAATAATATGGGAATCACAAATAAATGGCTTAACCCATACCAGAGGTCTTATCAACAGATTAAGGCCAAGCTGGTTGAATCCCTTATGGGACTCAAAGACCCTCAAGGTCAAAAACTCATAACGGATTATTCTGAGGGGAATATCTTAATTATCATCCTCTCATTGTTTGCGGCAATTGCCGAAGTACTTCACTACTATGTAGATAATATGGCAAGGGAAACCTTTCTACCTACGGCAAGAAGATATGATTCGGTAGTTAAACATGGGGTTTTAGTAGATTACCATGCTCGAGCAGCAATTGCTGCTACCGTAGATGTAACCTTATCCAGAAGCATTACGGGTAATTCTATTGGAGCCAAGTTAACTATACCTCAGGGTACTCTGTTTACAGATTCTAGCGGTAACTCCTGGTTATCTGCTAGAGACGTAACCTGGTATTCGAATGTAACTACTTGTAAGGTACCAATAGTTCAACATGAGAAGTATACTGCAAGTGCTCTCAATAACATGATAATACCCACTGGAGATAGAGTTATAATTAATCTTGGTACTCTACCAAATGGTAAGTATTATGAACAAGGTTCTATGTCATTGCAGATAGGTGGGGAAACTTGGGTATTAGTAGATACCTTTGCAAAATCCAAACCTACAGACAAACACTTTATGGTTTCAGTAGATGAGGCACTTAACCCTTACATAATGTTTGGGGATGGTACCTTTGGTAAGAAACCCTCTGCAGGTGCAAAGATAACTAATGTGGTATTCTATTTAACCAATGGTACTCAAGGTAATGTAAAGAGTAATACTATCACTTCTGTACCTTCAGTAATCTCTTCTTCAATTACAGATGCTACAGTAAGTAACGCTTATGATGCTGGAGGTGGTTCAAACTACGAAAACTTTACTATGCTTAAAGAACATATACCATTGAGTGTAAAGACTTTGGGAGTAGCAATTACCAAAGAGGATTTCGAAAGTTTGGCCATGTTGGTTGATGGGGTAAACAAAGCTAAAGCAGATTATGAATGTGGTAGAAAGCTTACAGTATATATCAGCCCTGATGGTGGAGCTGTTGCTTCTTCTGAATTAATAAATAAGGTATACAACTTATTATCTCAAAGAGCTCCTATGACCACATGGTTAAAGGTTAAATCTGCGGGTAAGGTTCAGATTATTCTAGAGATGGAAGTTACTGGTAAGAAGTCTTATAAAACTCCCGAGATACAAACTCAAATTCTTACGGCATTATATAATGCCTATTCTCCGGAGCAAGCTCAGATAGGTGGAAGCGTAAGGTTATCAGATATTTATGCCCTGATAGATAACCTGTCAACCGTAGATTACTTACATCTAACTAAGTTCTACATTAAGCCATGGCCTACTACCATCTACGGTAATAAGGAACTAAACCTGGGCCAGTTTAAATTAAACAAGGCAAAGGGTTCTATGACCTACTACATAACCTTCAATTCTTCAACTACTTTTACAGTACGTTCGTTATCGAATGGTTATGTAACTACTGGCTCAGTCGGTAGCTCTATTCAGATTATTGATAAAGCTAATGGTTTTGATTTCTCTTTGGACATTCAGAACAATAGCTATCAATCTGGTTATCGATATTCTATTACGGTATCAGAACCCAACCATGATTATGAAGACCCAGGTTTTAACTTACCGGTATTTGAAAATGCTTCACAATTGACTTTAACCGTAAACGAAATAGTATAAGATGATAAACCTCAAAAATCTAATCGACTTTTTGCCATTCGAGTATAAAGCTCAAGATACCTATAAGGTAAATGGCAAAGGCATCTTAGAGAGATTTCTAGAAATTTGTGGAGAGCATTTTGAAGATTATATTACAAAGGATATTGAGAATATCTTAGACATTATCGATATAGATAAGGCTCCAGATATGTATCTCAATTTCCTTTGGCAATTTCTTGGAGAAATGCCCTTTGCTTATGGGAACACTATAGATGCACAGAAATGGGCAGAGTACTTTAATGGGTTCTATTCTGATAGTAAACTTCAAGAACTATCAAAGCTTTGGATAATCCCAAAGGAGGGACCCTTTACATTAACTAGTACTCAAGTAAGAAACATACTGAAGTATTCAATATCTCTTTTTAAAATAAGGGGTACATCTGAGTTCTTCGAGATAATGATGAGGTTGTATGGATTGACCTGCGTAGTAACAGACCCGACCAAGGCAGATAGCTATGATGGTTGGGTAAAGGGTAATCCACACTTTGACCAATACTATCAGTATGACGATAAGTATACTTACGATAATACTTTTGATTGTTCTCAGTGTATACCAGTAACTTTTAGACTTACAGGTCATGGATATACTTCGAACTCGGCAGCTTTTAGAAAATTTAGGGAAGCTGTAGAGGCTTTCTTTAAAAGATTCATACCTTATAATGTATCTTTCAATATCCAATATGGATTTACGGTAAATGATGGGTATACCATTAAAGCTGAGTTAGTAAATCCAGACCAACCTAATCTGATTACCTCCGAAGTATACGAAGTACCAGTGAAGGTAACAGTAACTTCGGATTGGGTAAATGCCGACTTAAGATACCAGATATCCAGTGATAATGTAAACTGGGGTTACACTAAACATGAAAGTGGTTCTATCTTTAACATACCCAGGGCAGGTACCTATTATTTTAGGAGTGTAGGAGACCCTACTAAAGTAACTCAAATCACGGTTAATCAAGAGTCATATAATCGAGTATATTCTATTACTTGCGACCCTATCACTGGAAAGATAACCCCTACTAACCTAAAGGTAAGTACAGTAGTAAGGGCAAACGTATCTTATAAAGGTACAGTGAAAACTTGTAATGTACGGTTATCTGGTACAGATATAGTGAAAGTCTCTGGTTCAACTTGGGAGTTTTCAGAGCCAGGTACATACATTTTTGAGATTGTAGAGTTCCCAGTGAAGCAAACTTCTTTTGTCGTAACTCGAGAAGAGGCTACATATAAGGTAAGATGTACACCTTCTGAATTTAGAGTTGGGAATAAGCAAAGTATCAAGGATGCTACTACCACTCTTACCATCGAATCGAATTACCCAGAATCATTTACTGGTGAACTATATTGTAGGCTAATTGGTGATACTAAGTTGTTTAAGAACGGTGATAAGTTTACTGCTAATAGTTATGGTACTTATAAGTTTAAATGTACACTGGATAAAAGAGAAACAGATGAAGGTGTAGGTATATTCGAAGTAATATCTGGTAAGACTGCAGTATATCGAATTACGGTTAGCCCCCCAACAGTTACCTTATTTAATGGCTCTGCAAAGGCTACTGTAAAGATACAACGTATCTCTGGTAATGGAGATGATTATAGAGTAAGGGTAATTGAAACTGGAGAAACCTTTGATGCTCAGAATGGATATGTATATACTGCAAATAGGGCAGGGACTTATACCTTCCAGTCAGTAGCTTATCCTACTGCTAAGACTACTCTGGTAGTTAATAACTCTCCCACTGTATATCAGAACAAGTTAAAGATAGTACCCTCGGATGCTACAGACAGTCATTGGAAAGAACCCAACTGGGCATTACCAGAAGACCAGATAGATGATACTTATGCAGTATACCAATTACTGGATGAGAAGTCTGCTTGTAAGTTCCATCTTGAGGAAATGAAAAATGGGGTCAATGTAAGTGGTACTGCTACCTGTGATGAGAACGGGGAAACCTATAACCTTGATGAGGAAATTGTTCTTACCAAAGCTGGGACTTATACCTTTGTGGCAGATGATGGTTCTTCATTAAGATGTCAAGTAATACTGGAAGATTATCCTACAATCATCGAGATTTCTTGTACTCCTACTTATGCAGAACTAAAGGGGAATGTTAAACAAGTATCTACTTTAATCAAGTGTACTTCTAATAAACCTGATTTCGATAGTCGAATAAGGGAAGTTGGTAAAGTAACTACTTATGACGCAGGTGGTGCTGGTTATGAATTTGTAACTACACAAGCTGGAGAGTATATATTCGAATCAGTGGCAGATACTTCTAAGAGAACTAAGTTCACCGTAGTAGATGCAGACCTTTTAATTGTTAGTCCTCAAACATTAGAATGGGAACATGATGACCTCTCAGAGAAAACATTTACCATTACAACTTACAGTAATCAATCTTGGCAAATAGTAGAACAATGATAAATTCAACAATCGATAGAATAGCAGAAACCACAACTCAGTCTTTATTCAAGACATTCACTGTGGGTATATTGGGAGAGTGTACACAAATCTTGTATGATTTGAGATGGATGATAATCCTTGCAATAATTCTAATCCTATCAGACTTATGGTTTGGGTTATCTGCAAGTAGGTTACAGAAAATCGAAATTCGAAAATCTAGAGCTGGAAGAAGAACTCTAAACAAGATAGTAGATTATATCTGCTATGTTCTACTTGGTGCTGTACTTGGTAAAGCTATTGGAGAACCCTATGGGATGAACCCCATAGTAGTATCAATAACGGTTATGGTAATTTGCTACTGTTTCGAAATAGACAGTATATATGGGCATATCTGCGAAATACATGGTATTAAGAAACGGTATAGTATATGGGGAATACTCTTTAAATTGTTAACCTTCAAGTTCAAGGATGTAGGTGAAGCATTTAAAGATATGTCAGAACAAAAGAATCAATTTAAAAATACTAAGGACAATGAAGACGTACTTTAAGTATGAAGGTATTATTAAATCAAAGGAAGCAGCAGAGGCAATTGCTGCTCCTTCTGGTTTAGGACCATTCTGTGGATTTGGCTCAGCTACCATAAATGGTAACAAGTTAGTGGTATCTCCTCAAGGAGTTGCTGGAAGTAAGTATGCCAATGTAATCAAGGATAGGATTATGGCAAGGTATATGGCAAAGGCTTCAGAAGATGGAGAATTGCCAGACGTGAACTTTGGATGTATTTCAAGAGATGGGTATGTATTTATATCCGATGAACAAACGATTACTATTGAGAACATCCAAGGTACCCAAGGTTCAACAGAAGAAGTATTACTCTTTGCAGTACATACTACTATCTCTGAACCAGTAGATAATCCAGTAGACTTTGTAGCTTATTGGAATGAATCCTCCGAAAGCTTCTACACCTTGTTTAAAAAGTCCCTGGATATTTATTATCCGATTGCAGAAGAGAATCGTACACCGGATATCATTAATAATGATGTATATTCTAATTACGGTATGACCTATAGCAATCTTCTAGAGATGGTAGAGAGTGCTTGCCCTTATTACTCTAATAATAAAACTTCCGTTGTTCTTATCGGGGTATATGGTAAGGGTACTGATGCAATGACCAAACGAAATGAGAACTTTGCTATCGTACCATATCAAGGTAAGTTTCAAGAAATCCCTTATACTACTGCTGCTCAGAGTATGATGAGGGAATCAGTGAAAAGAGTAGAACAGATAAATTCAGGCTTTCCAGTAGTAGATGAATCGGGTACTAAGTTAAATATCAAGCAATACATTGATAGTCAAATTGAGGCTATCAGAAAAGAATTCTCTGAATCTCTGAGTACTGCTAACTTACCAATCGGTTCTATTATTCTTTGGGAAACCGATGTAATACCCGATGGTTGGGCAGAATATACTAAGGCAGCTGGTAGAATAGTTATTGGTTACCAAGCTGGAGGTGTTCAAATTGGGGATGAAGTAATGTTACAGAATGTTGGAGATTACTATACACCAACTAAGGGTAATTTCTTAATCTCTATTAAAGGTGATGACCTTCCTAAGCATAGGCATGCTCTTGGTGTATCTAAAGGTAAACAAGATAATGCCAATAACTGGGAGAACGTTCGTCCTCAATCTTTCTTTAATAGGGAGACAGGGTTGAATGGTGATTTCGGTAGAGGAACCCCTACCAAGGGTATTCAAGATGGTGCTATCGTAGTAAGCTGGAACCTATTAGGGGAATCTTTCTTACAGGAAACTTCGGTAGAAACTTTGGATATCGAGAAATTGCCACCGACTATTACATTACGATATATCCAAAAAATATCATCATAAAGTTGTTATTAGTTATTTAGTAGTATTAAAACTCATGTGTACTATTTGTATTGTTTAAGAGTAAACATTCGTTTACAATCTGTGTTTTGCATAGTAAAAATCAATTGGGAAAGGGACGTTGGGAAACGTCCCTTTTCTTTTGTGTTTAGTATTTAAGTTCTTCTTTAGCCCGGTCTTCCCAATATTGTATGTCTTGCCTAAGTTCTGAAATATATCTCATGGAGTCATTTGTCTTAGGCATTTCGAAAAATTCTATAAGCATTATATTAGTAATACGGGTACTATTCCCAAGTCTTTCCTTGATAAAGGGTGGAGGAGTAATTAATACCTCAAATAAAAGATAGGCATCAGGTGAAAGCTTATCCTTCATATAGGTATACATCATATCGAGCATTTCTGATTTAGCTTTCTCTTCTTCACTATCATCCTCTAATTCCTTATCATTATCAAATAAGTCATCGAGTTTAAAGAGACTTTGATTATACTCGGCTTGTTCTCCGTATGCAGAACGAAGCAATTTATTTTTGAATGTACTAAGTGATGCAAGGATTCTTGCTTTAAGATGTTCTTCAGTACATTCACCATAGTATTTGTTGAAAACAAATAACATCTTATCCCAGAAATAAGATTGGATAATATCCGGTGTAAGATTAAACCGTTTATAATCAATCTGACGGGTAAGATTTCTGATTACTGGCTTACAGACTTTATAAAGTCTGTTGAATGTAGCTTCATCATATTCCTGCATAGGTTTTAATCTATGAAGCTCTGAGCCATTATTTCCTTTACTTTTTCCCATGTTTTTAAATATTCGTTATGCAAATATAAGTATTTTTTCTTATATAAAATAATAATATTAAATAATCTGGAGCTTAAGGTAGTGGATTAGTAGTTTCTAGATAGATGTCAACATGCTCAGAACTATCTCGGTACTATCAAAATCTATTAGTTTATATAATATTGCAATATAGATATGAAGAAATTTAAAGACAACATCAAGTTCAGTTTTTCTCCCGAGTTTCAATTCGAGATACTCAGGTTTGTTTTAAAAGATAAGGAAGGGGGATTAGTACTCAAAAGGATTAAATCCAATTACCTGGTTCTCATAGAACACTCCCTTATCTTCGAAGGTATATCAAAATATTTTAAGAAGCAAGGCAGAATGCCCTCCGAGAATATCTTAAAGGAAGTATTAAAAGAGTTACTAGAATCCAAAACCTATGTGGATTTGGTAACTAAGGATGATATACCTAATATCAATAAACTAATAAGTAATCTCTATCATATACCACTATCGGATTCTGATTACATAAAAGAAAAGATATATCAGTTCTCTACCTATGTTGAGATGAAGAACTTAAATGATTCTTTTGATTTGGATAACTTCGAACAATACGAAGAATATTCGAGGAAGATTGAAAAGGTACTTCAGAAAAGTAAACCTAAGAAAGAGGATGAACCCCTATATATGATTCGAGATATTACCGAGAGACAGTTTAGAAGGCAATCAGAACCTTCAGTATTACCATGCCCATTTAGGCAATTGAATGATTTAACCAATGCAGGAGGTTATCCAGAACATTCGGTTAATGTGATATTGGATAAACCTAAAGCAAAGAAAACATTCTTCATGGTAAATCTTGCAAGAGGTTATCTTAGAATGAAGAAGTCTGTATTATATATTGATACAGAAAATGGTCAAGAACAAATTATGGACCGTTTCATTCAATCAAGTATTAATAAAACTAAGAAGGAATTATACTCGGGTGAATATGATAAACTTGAGGCAAAGCATTTAAGGAAACTTGCAAGGTTTGGAGTTGAATTAGTGGTTGAGCGTGTACCAGCAATGATTACTAATACCACTTATATAAGGGAAAAGATAATTCAGCTTCGTAATCAAGGAATTGATATTAAAGTTCTTATGGTTGACTACGCTGGTAAGCTTGCATCAATAGCGGGTGATAGAGAAGATTTCGAAAGGATATCTAATGTATACGTAGACCTTCAGAATCTGGCAGAAGAATTACATTTAGATATTATATGGACTGCCCATCACATTACTCGTGAAGGTAAAAAGCATAGGCTTACTAGATACGATGAGAATGATATCTCTGGTTCAATTGCCATTGTTCGTAATGCCCAGGTTATCATGGGTCTTAACTCTACTGAGCAAGAAGAAAAAGATAATATTCTTCGAGCTGAGATAGTAGTACAAAGGGATGGTCTTCCTTCCGGTAGAGCATTATTCAAATGCGATGTCGAAAGGCAAAGATGTACGGAATTTACAAGGGAACAACGTAAACAATATGATGAAGTATATGGTAGTAAGTTGGATGAACAATTTAAAAAGAATACTAACCCGGATGCGGATTCTAAGAAAAGGGAAAGAACTACTGGAGATATTTAGATGTAAGTTGGGTTATCATGAATGGGTAGCAGTTCATTGGACTGAGTTTAAACAGAGACCTTGTAGGGCAATTTTTTCTAAGAAAGGCGGGAGAAGGAAAGCCCAGTATTATGAGAAACGTCATGTAGAGTATTACTGTAATATATGCGGGAAGAAAAGATATGAAAATAACAAACCAGTTTAAATCTAGACTAAGGACATACTTTATTAAACGATTGGGAGCATTCGATTATAAGCACGGATGGTTACGCATTCCCACTTGCCCATATTGCGGGAGAGAACAGAAGTTGGGAGTTAACCTTTCTATGTATAGAACCAATTGTTTTAGATGTAATGCCCATCCTTCTCCTGCTCAACTAATAATGGACATAGAAGGATTTACTGAGTACCATGAACTAATTAATTTTTTGAACAATGGACAATTTGATGAACTACAGTTTAAGGAAGAGAAAATCGAACTTGCCGAAAGTAAGCCCGTATATCTCCCAGATGGATTTAGAAATATTTCGCTCGGAGACAGCCAACTTGCAAAAAGCATTCGTGGATATATCAAGAAACGCGGCTTTAACCTCGAGAAGTTTTCAAGATGTGGTATCGGATATGGAACAATGGGCACGACATATGGGTACCTTATCATCCCGTTTTATTATCGAGGACAACTTAGGTATTACAATGCTCGAAATGTTATCGGAAAAGGACCCAGGTATAATAACCCAGACAAAGACATCACCGGTTTGGGAAAACAGTTTATCATCTTTAATCATGACGCATTGGAGATGTATCGGTCGGTATTCATTTGCGAAGGAGCACTTAATGCTCTCACAATGGGCGATAGAGGAATTGCCACAATGGGCAAAGCTGTATCTAAATATCAGCTAAACGAATTAATAAAAGCTCCTTGTCAAAGATATATAATCCTATTAGACTTTGATGCTCAAAAGTATGCTATAGAATTAGCCTTGAAACTTATACAATACAAGAAAGTAAAATTAGTTCTTTTTGATGATAATCGGGATGTAAATGATTTGGGTAGGAAAGCAGTTCTTAAAAAGGTTTATAAGACCAGATATACTACCTATCAAGGATTAATCAAACTTAAAAACTCACTATGATGAAAGATAACGTACCAGGTTTTATAGGTTACCACATTACTAAATATGGAGAACTGTATTCAAGACGAGTAGAGAAATCTCCTTATAAGTTTGGTAAATGGCGTAAATTAAAACTTTCGAAAAAGCGTAGAGTTAAGGTAAAACTTTATAGGGGTCAGGTTGGTTATAATTTGAGTATAAGTAGGTTAGTAGCTTTAGTTTATGTGTATAATCCTAATCCCTATAAGTTTAATGAAGTAATGCACTTAGATAATAACCCATTAAATAATTACTATAAGAATCTTCAATGGGGTACACATAGTATGAATATACAACAGATGATTTTTGAACAGAGGAGAAGATCTTTCAAAACTACTCAAAACCCAAACTGGGAGAATTTTAAAATTTCTGATAGAAAACAGAGAAGATTAAGAAGGCTAATTGATTTAGGTAAAAGTAGGGTATATATTAGTAGAAGGTTAAGGGTGTCACGTAAAACGCTCTATAATTTTATTCATAGAATCCAAATCCGAAACTCTTTGGAGTGAGGATTTCCTATTATATTATATAACTTAAAAGAAAAGAGGGTATGAAACAATTTATCAAGGAATGGATTATAAATATGGCTATATGCTTAGTCATAGTAGGGTATATTGGTATTTTCTTTTTAGGGTGTTATCTTTTAGATGATAGTACACTAAAGGGGGCAGTATACATAACTCTATGGGCAATATTTTATGCAGTAACTACAATAACGTATTATGTAAGATATTGTAATAGAAAGAAGAAATGAGAGAACCCAGTATCCATATAACTAAGTCTCAATTTGAGGAAATATTAAATACCTTAGAGGTAGACAATTTCCCAGTTGAGGCTTTTTTTGTTATTGCTCGAAAGGAGGCAATAAATCATAGAGCAGTCTTAGTTTCTAACAATAAGAATACTAAGCGAGTTAATAACATATTACTAGCATCTAAAGGAGATGCTGCCCTCGTTGCTGATATTTTATATGCAACTCGTATAAAGTTAAAGCATCGGGGAGTTCGGAAAATAAATGAAAGTAATTCTCGAGAATGGGCAAATTGTAAAAAGCTTGCAGAGATATGTAATACCTTCTGTGAAGATTTTAAATTTGATACTCGTGAAGGTTTTATCAAGTATATAGAGACTGGATTAAAAAGGATGACTGATTATCGTAATGTTATGCAAAGGTTATTATCTATGCAAGAAAACATCACTAATCAAATAGATGCCGAATTAGAATTACAGCATTCAGATTTGGAACTTACTAAGGAGATACATGATTACTTTATAGGTAAGATTGCTAAGGCAACTGGTATATATGAGTCTTATGAAAATAAACCAGAGAAGTATGTACACTTTGCAAAGGTAGGTGAATTCTTAAAAGAAGAGGGCTGGGATTATAGAACTTTCATAGATGCTCAATTCGAGTCTCTTGCCTGGTGTAATGGGTTACCCGATATTGCACAGATGTATACCGATAAAGCAATTGAAAGATACAATAAGTATTTATATAAGAATAAGAATAAACAACTTCTTGGAGATGAACCTACAGTAGAGGGGAGTCTTTGGGATTCTATAAATAACTAAATGTATGAAAGGCTTACAATTTTTAGGGAACAGAGTGGAGGATGCAGCTAATGCTTTTATAGATGTCCTCAAGTATTCAGACCAATCAGTAGAATATCCCGATTTTAAGGATATCGAACCTTGGCCTGATGAGATAGTTAATATGTTCTATGTGATTTGGAAGAATGCCAAATTCTCAGAACTAAGTGCAATTATTATGTATACCCAACAGTCTTCTAGATTCGAGGAGGTATCAGAATTGATGTTGGGTATTGGTTTGGTAGAGATGAGGCATCTTGACAAGATATCTGATTTCTTACAAAGGGCAGACCCATACGAGGATTACTCTACCATGAATATTAATCCTACAATTGAGATTGGTTCTACTTGGGAACAAGCTTTAAAGATCGCTTTGAATTCTGAGATAGAAACCATTGGTCATTATAAAATGATTCAAAGGGCAATTACTCAATATAGTGAACGTTCTGATTATAATGACGTGAATTATTTCCTTGAGAAATTGATTGCGGATGAGGAGCATCATATGAAACTTCTCAAGGAAGCAATGGGTATGGATAAATCTACTAAAGGTGTAACGGTAATTATCAAATGAGTAGGATAATCATACAGAATGGAAATTTGTGCGAACTCGACTTACCTCTTAAGTTCGCACAAAAACTTTATAATGAGTTTGCCATTCGACATCCAAATGCTTTCTACTTACGTACAAGGCAAAGAGGTATGCAGAATTGGGATGGTAAGATTCATTACATTACCAAGACTGGGCAATTTAAAATAGGTTTGCTTCCTAAGGTATACGATATGTGTATTGAAATGGGGATTAAACCTAAAGTTGTAGATATGAGACAACCTTTACCTAAAGTCAGTAAAGTAGTTACGAATATAGGTAAGTATAAGTTAAGGCCCGAGCAAGAGAAAGCAGTTAAGTCTGTGATTAATAATCGAGTAGGTGATACCCCTTTCCATATTGGTGTATTAGATTACACTGTCAATGCAGGTAAAACACTTATCATGTCGTCTTTATATTTAACCTATAAGAAGCAGTTAAAGACTTTGCTAATAACTAATGACTCAGATTGGTTAAATCAAGCTAGAGAAGAATTTAAGCAATATCTTCCGGGAGAAGATATCACTTTTGTTCAAGGCAAGGTTTTAAACTGGAGTAACTTTACTATAGGTATGGTTCAATCTATTTCGAGGAACATGAGATTCTATCAAAAAGAATTATCTCAGATAGACATGGTACTTGTGGATGAGGCTGACCAAGGAGGTAGTAAGCAATATCAGAATGTAATCACTAGATTGTTTAATACCCGAATTCGTATAGGATTATCCGGTACCATTTATATGAGTAAGCTTGCTAAGGATAAGGTTAAGAATATGAATCTAGAATGTTTCTTTGGTAAAGTGATTGCTGAGTTTAAACTTAAGGATTCCATCAAGAAGGGTTACTCAACTAAAACTATCGTAAAGATGGTACCCGGTAAACCTTGGTATGGTAATTGGGAATCTGATTGTATATCCTATAAGGAGATATATGATGATTCTATTACCGAAAATAATACCGCGTGGACCATGGCTTATAATCGATTACGATGGAATATTAATCAAGGTAGATATCCTGCTCTTGTAGTATGCAAGCATATTGCACATTGTGAAAATCTATATAAGTTCTTTAAAAAGAAACTGGGCGATGCCTATAATATTGCCTACGTGCATGTTAATACTCCCTCTAAGTTAAGACAACAAATAATGAGGGATTTTAGGGAAGGCAAAATAGATATCCTGGTATCAACTACAATCATTGCTCGAGGTAAAAACTTTCCTAAGCTTAGGTATTTACTTAATGCAGCAAGCATGGATAGTCAGGAAAAATCTATTCAGTTTCTTGGTCGTTTGGTAAGAACCGATAAATCGAAAAAGAAAGTATACCTGGATGACCTTCATTATCCTGGCCCTTATTTAGATAGGCATGGTAAGCATAGGAAGCAATATTATCAGAGACAAGAATTGAAAGTAATATTGTTAGATAAGCTATGGAAGAAACATCCTAACCATAGCCTTATTAAGAGTTAACTAGAAGTACTATGAGTATTTACTTTTTCTCCGTAGGAGGGAAAGAAGATTACAATTAATAAGCATATAGGCATTATGAATAATGATAAACTAATATGTATCAGAGATGAAGATGATACTAAACTAACTACTCTATTATCAGATGGTTGGAAGATAATCCAAATCTCTGCATCCGGTATTTATTGCTGGGTACTTTTAAGGAAACCCAATAACACTAAAAAGAAAATCAAAGGCTTTCAGTGATGGAGAAATATATTTTAATTACAGCGGTTGTTATTATGATAATGATACTCGCTTTAGACTTCATACTTTCTAAGGATGGCTATCAATGCCATTCATGTAAGAAACGTTTTCATAAAGAGGATTTAGAAATCAAGGGATGGCATTTCAAAGTCAAAGAATGGGTCTGTCCTAATTGTAAACACATTAATTATACTTATGATGAGGAAGATTAAAGAATGGTTTAAGTCTCTCGTTGTTGGGGAGGTACCCAACCCTAAACATGTATTCAACTGTAGAGATTTGATATGGATATCAAGCTTGGAAACTTCTCAAAATACTCCCGAATGCTTTACTCATTTCTTTTGTTTGTACTGGAGTAATGGTATGGTAGTCAAAGTATGTCAAGAGAGCCATGATAGAAATTCATACCAAGAATTATATAAACTCAGGGAACTATTTATTAATAACATCGGTTATTCCTATGTTCCCATAGAAGATAACAGTGAGATATACATTTTTATATAACGAAAAAAAAAGACATATAATGGCTAAGTATCATTTATATATACGGGCAATTCCTGGGTATCCTGGTTATTATGCAACTGTAGATGGAGATATACTTAAGAAAAGAGGTAATTCTCTTTTTAAACTTACTCCTACCAAAGTTCATAATGGTTATTATACTGTTAAAATTATACACAGAGTTAAGGTTCATAGGTTAGTAGCTTTAACTTTTTTACCTAATCCTAATAATTATCCTATTGTAATGCACAAGGATAATAATCCCGAGAATAATAGGGTAGGTAATCTTAAGTGGGGAACCCAATCTCAAAACATGAAACAGATGGTTAATGAGGGTAGACAAAGAAAATCTAAAATAATTAATTATAAATCTGAGGTATTAACCCTACATTCTCAGGGTTTTTCTATCCCTGAAATAATCAAGTCTGTGGGGATCAGTAAAACTTCAGTACATCGTATAATAAAAGGGAAGCTATGAGTAAGAAAAGTAAACCAAAAAAATTACCCGATTTAAGTAAACAAGATATTTTAACACCAATAGATTTAACTCAGTTGGGAACTAATGGTGATGTTTGCTTCGGTATTGGGTATGACCTATCAACTAAAGAGTGTAAGCTATGCGGAGACTCAGAATTATGTGCATTCAAGATGTCTCAGAATTTGAATATCACAAGGAAAGAGCTAGAACAGAAGAATCAATACAAAGATTTGGATGTATTAGAAGATACGGTTGGTATCAAGAAATACATCCGAGGCTTGATTCGGAAAGGGAAAGACAGAAAAGAGGTTATTACCAAAACCGTTGAGAAATTTGAAGTACCTAGAAAACGTATTAGAGAACTTTATAAAGAGTGTATTAAATAATGAAACCAATAGAGATGATATGGGCTATGTTCAAGGTATACCTTAACAACCCAAACTATTTTGTAAAGCAAGAAGATGTACTTGCTAATTTATGTATGGAGGGTTCTACCGATGTAATCAGGATGTGTAATTCATTGGGAGTACATGTTTCTAGACCCGAGAAATTAACCTTTGGACAACTTTTACGTAAATGTAATATATTATGAACAGATTTAGATTTATCAAAGTAAGGGAGGTAGTATCTCCCAACAGAGCAAACCCAAATGATGCTGGGTTAGATTTTTATGTACCAACTGATTTATATCCTGAGGATATTCATGACAAGAACGAATTTGATTCAAATGGGTATATTTTAGATATGCCATTTAATGAAAATTTCGTAAGGCATATAGCTTTAAAACCAGGTCATCGTATACTTATCCCATCGGGTATCAAAGGTTTGCTAGAACCTCCTGCATCTATGTTAATGGCAGCAAACAAATCTGGTATAGCTACTAAGAAAGGGTTAATCTTTACTGCCGAGATAGTGGATTCCCCTTATGTTGGAGAGATACATATTGGGATATATAACACTTCTCAAGAAATTCAGGTTATCGAGGCTGGTCAAAAGCTGGTACAATTTATTCATGTACCCATTTATATTACCGAGCCAGAGGAGATTCAGCAAGAGGAATTCTATACTGAGTCTCAAATGTGGGGAAGTAGAGGAGATAAGGGATTTGGTTCATCTCAAAATCACTAATTATGGATATAAGAAATATAAGTGAACCAGTACCTAAAGTAGAAACTAATTGGGTACTATCAAAGATGTATGAATTGGGGTTAGAACAATTGCATGGATATAGGCAAATAGAACAGTTACCTGATTACCCATTTGATATCAATAATGCAAAGAACCAGGTAATACTCAAGGACTTTATAGGTAGGGTAATTGAAGAACTTACCGAGGGTTTTGAATCTACCGAAGAAGTATTTGAATTATGTCAGAAGAATGGTTGGAATATCGAGATGTTCAATGAAAATGAATGTCAATTGATATTGAATTCTCTTGCTAATGCAAATGAAGAACAAGCAGATGCTTTAGGCTTTTTCTTTACTCTTCTAGTATATTCAAATATACTTCCTGAAGATATTCTTAGCTATAATAAGGCAAAGAACTTATTTGATGTGATGGCTATGGGTGTTAAAGAGTTAGTGGTAAAATATTCCGACTACCAGAATTTATTGAAATTCGATATTATTTGTGAAGAGGATTTTTTTGATGAAGATGGTAAATGGGAACAAATCATCTCTTACATCCCTGGTTTTCATAAGATGAATGCATTATCACATGAGGCAGAGAAGTTATACTTATGGGAAGTGATATATGAATTGAACAAGGCAAGGAATTTCCTTAAGTCTAGACCTTGGAAACAAACCCAAGTAATGACTAAAGAGATAGACTTCCAGGAATCACTGGTAAAAGCTTTCTACCTATATATGGGATTCCTTGCATTGAATGGGTTCACAGACCAAGGGTTATTCAGTTTATTTTTTAAAAAACAGCGTCTCAATAGATGGAGGCAACAAACTAATTATTAACATGTCAGGATGGAACCATAAATTAGAGGGACTTCAACTTAATCCGGAGGAGTCCCTCCATTCGTTAGAATTTGCTACCTCACAAGAAGCATGGGAAAAACTCAATGAGGGATTCCTAAGATTAGACCCAATCCTATTTGGGAAAGGAGCTATGGCTAATAGTGGGGTAGCAGTAGTGTATAATGTATTTATAAAGATACGAAAAGCATGGGTAGACCCAGAATTTGATTATGGGAGATGTTTCAATTACAAAGAAACTAAGTGGACTAGCTTATTGAATAACTACATAGATTTTAATAAGCTTGACTTGTTGCGTAGTAAACTGAGAGTACTGAGAAATAAGTACAATCAGAATTACAATATAACTTATATGTTTAACAATCATCATGATAACGGTAAACAATGTCTAATAGCTGCGACTTTTTCAAAACGATTCGGGGAGGACATCCCAGTTATTACAATGGTAGTTCGGGCTTCGGAGATTACCAAGAGGTTAATATTCGATTTCCTATTAATTCAACGAATGTCAGAGTACGTATATGGTCCGGATCAGTCAGTACAAATCAACCTATTCGCGACTCAAATGTACGGAAATGTGGAGACACTTCTAATGTATCATACCCATAAGCCATTGAAGAAGGTACTTAAGGGGGCAGAAGAGAATGCTTGGAATAAGAGAATAAAAGAGATATGGAAGAAATTCCAAAAGGGTACAGAGAAGGAATTCTCTTCATTCAAGGTATTCTTTAGAAGTTTTAAAGTGCTCAGACCAGATTTATATGAAGAAACATATAAATCCATGAAAGCAAAAGAATTACTTCTTGAATACGAAGATATTGAATATCCCGAGAATGTAATTTCTTACTCTCAACGTAAAGCCTATAAGAAGAAACTTTTAAAACAAAAGAACAACAATGGAAGCTAGGGAATTTTTAAATCAGAAGCGGATAGGATTAGTAAACAAATTTTATTACCAAGTTTTAGAGATTAAAAAGAACGGTGCAGAACCAGATATACCCTTGTTAATGAAAGAGGTAGAGGATTTTGATAATTTTGTATTTCGCTACTGGCATATGACCTGGGTTAATTCTACAATGTCATACAATTAAATATTTATATTATATGAGGATATATTCTAACAGTTTTGAGTTAATGTCCGAAATGGGCAGAGAACTCAACAGTTATGGTCAAACTGTAAAACCAAAGACCTATCAAAATAAAGTCATTGAAGGTAATGAGAATTTTATTACTAAAGAACTCATTTGCCAACAATATTGCTTAACTTCATTGGGAGACCCGGTATGGTTATTCATATTCTCTCATTCAAGAGAATGGGCAGATGCAGAGTTCCAAGAAAGGATATCCCCTAATGATATAAATCCAGGAGAAGCTTGGAAATTAAGAAAAGATTTATGGGAACAATTCCTTGATGAAAAGGGTATGTTCGATTACACATACAATGAGAGAATGGGTGAAGTATTAATAAAAGATTTAGTTCGTCTTTTAAAGAGAGACCCAGATACAAGAAAAGCAATTATACCAATATTTGAGCATGATGATACCTTATACTATGGTGGTAGACAACGTATTCCTTGCTCTATGTATTATGATTTTCTTATTCGTCAGAATGGTAAGGGGGAGAAGGTATTACATATTTGCTATCACCAAAGAAGTTCGGATTTTGTTACTCACTTTGGTAATGATGTATACCTTGCATGGAAACTTATGGAATACGTAGCTAAAGAGGTTGGAGTAAAACCTGGCTACTTGTATCATACCATTGATTCTCTCCATGCTTATAAGAAAGATTGGACAGCATTAGCTTCTAATCTGGAAGACTTACAAGAGAAATATTAATAATGAGGGATGTATCTACTACTGGTGGGTATGTCCCTTTTTCTATTTTTAAAATATGGAGACACGGTATCATATTATAAAGAACAAGAAAGAGCTTAAGAAACTTATTGCTTGTTGTAAAGCTACGGGTTATGCTTGCTGTGACTATGAAACGAATGCAGAACCTATTTATAATAAGGGTTTTAAGCCAACTATACTCTCAGTATCCTGGATGCCAGGGTTTGGTGCTTCCATTCCTTTAGACCATTTCGAAACAAAAGATTATACTTCACCGGGTTGGAATTGGAAAAAGATGCTAAAGAAATTTGGGGAAGAGGTAATCGAGAATTATGACATTGTAAAGGTTGCATGGAACTGGAAGTTTGATGACCAGATAAACCAAAAGTATCAAATATTCTATAGGGGTACTTGTTTAGATGGTATGCTTGCAAAATATGTTCTTAATGAGGAAAAACCTCATGACTTAAAGTCAATGGTAAGAAGATATTTACCAGAGTATGGTAATTATGAAAAGCAAGATGCTTTTGATAAAATACCTTGGGATAAAAAAGAATTAGACCCACTTTGCCATTATGGGTGTCAAGATACAGATTATACTCTTAGGTTAATGATATTCTTTGAGAAGAAGTTGGTGGATTTAGGTATGTATTCGGTATTCCGTAATTTATTCATGTGTAATTCACGAGTACTAACATCGGTAGAAAAGGAGGGTTTATATCTAGATACTGAGTTCAATAAAAAGCTTTTGGAAGAATATAAACCAAAAATAGATGCTGCTAGAGACGCAATATACGCTTTGCCAAGAGTAAAGAAATTCGAAAAGAAGTATAACCAAGAAAAGATTGATAAATATATTCAGTCTATTGAAGACGAACTTGAAGAGTTAGATTATAATGACCCAAAAGATAAACGGAAGATTGCATCAAGGGAACAGAAAATTTCAAATATCAAGGCAGGTATATTCACAACTAAAAAGGAACAAGAATTAATAAGGCCCATTAATTTGGGTAGCCCAGTTGATTTACCTGCATTGATGTATTCAGAAGATGGCTTTCATTTTGATGTGATTAAGGATAATGAATCTGGTAAACCAAGTACTGATGAAGAAACTCTTACTAACCTTAGGTTAACTATTAAAAAGCCAGATTCACCAAAGGCAATATTCCTTGATAAGCTTCTTGAATTACGAGGGTTAGAGAAAATGTATAAGACCTATATTTATGGATGGTGGGAAAAGGTACAAGATGATTCTAGATTACACGGTAGGTATAATATACATGGTACAGACTCTAATCGGTTTAGTTCTGCAGACCCAAATATGCAGCAGATACCAAAGACATCGGTAGACCCCAATATCAAGAAACAATTAGTTGCTCCTCCGGGATATTTATATATGGCATTTGACTACTCACAGGCAGAGTTAAGAATGATGGCTCATCTATCGGGTGATGAAACCTATCTTGATGCTTTTGCAAAAGGGGCTGACCCTCACTTGGGTATAGCAGCAGCAAAATATGGAGTATCAATTGAGGAAGCCTCTAAAATATACGAAGATGAAAATCATCCTGACCATAAATTATGGAAGACTAGAAGAAAACAAGCTAAGCAAATTGCATTCGGTTTGATTTATGGTATTGGAGAAGCTTTACTTGCAGTAAAACTATCTGACCCAAAAGCTGGTATTATAGTTACTAAAGAAGAAGCCCATAAAGAAATGGCGGAGTTCTTTGAGAAACACCCAAAGATACTTAAGTTCAAAGAGAAGCAAGAGAAATTTCTTCGTAAGCATGGGTATTATACTCAGTTATTTGGTACTAAGAGAAGATTACCCCAGATATACTCAAACGACAAACAAGAAGTTGCTTATGCTATTCGTTTGGGACTTAACTTCCCATGTCAAGGTGCTGCAGCAAATATGACCAACTTTGGAGCTATTCTTGTTTATTGGTTAATGAGACAAGGTAAATTACCAATGATGAAAGAAGCTTGTACGGTACATGATGCAGTATATATGTATTCTAAACCGAAGGATATAAATACATGGACAGTATATACAATTTGGAATATACTACGTAACCCAAGTACTAAGAAATACTTTGGTTTCCAAGTTGATGATGTAACTCTATCAATGGATTTTACAATAGGTAGGTCTATGGCAGAAGAATTACCGTTTATGCCAGGCTATGATTATACTAGAATGTTAAAACCAGACTTTTCAGTAGAAGAGTACATGGAAGAATATCATAAGTTTAAAACCCATAAGATTGGTAATTTTAGTGCAGCTTCCCCCGAGGTATTTATGGAACTATATAAAAAGGAAATCCATAAATATCAACGAGAATATGAAGAATCGAGAAAAGGGTAATATACCAGGATTTAGTAATTACTACATATCCCGTACTGGGAAGTTATATTCGAAATTTACTGGTAATTGGAGATTGGTAAAACCTGCTATGAAAGATAATGGTTATTTATCTAACTCTTTAGTAGGAGATGATGGTAAACGGAAGAATTTCTATAGACATAGGTTAGTGGCTTCCACTTATATACCTAACCCAAACCATTATCCTCAAGTATGCCATAAAGATAATGACCCTGAAAATAATAGAGTAAGTAATCTATATTGGGGAACTGCTAAGATGAACATGGGTCAATGTATAGAAGATAAAAGGTTCTATTTTGTTGGCAAAGAACGAGAACGTAAGGTAAATGTAGAATTATTAATTTCTAGGTACATAGAAGGTATACCAAGAAAGGATATACTAGAAGAATTTGGTATCTCAGTTGGTGTATTGTATAAAATATTACGGTATAATAACATAAAACTAAGAAAATGAAAAAGATTTTGAACGGACCCACGATATGGCGAGCTAAATGCCCAGTATGTGATTGCGAATTTGAATACGATGCTTGTGAAATACGTAGTGAATTTTTAGAATCTCCTACGGATTATGAGATTATACGAGTAGTAGAATGCCCAAGCTGTAAATTTAAGATAAATCATAAAGAAAATCCAAAATCACCTACAGAAGTGAAGAAAGAGGATACTATGTCCACATAAATAAAATAAATTTATGAAACCATGGCAACAAATGAGGAATATCAAAATGCGAGTAAATTAACTGCCCTTACCTATATGATTGCAGGATGTTTGGGTTATTCTATTGAGAATCTGTTTAAATACCTGGATGCTACGAATTTAAAGGTAAGTGGACAAGAAAAGATGTTATTCAATAGAGTAAAGACCCAATTACATCAATTACAGACTAACCTTACTACATTAGAAGATATGGCTTTTAAAGTAATGGCCACTGATGAGGATGGGAAACTTGCTTATGAAGATGCTACTCATATTTATTGGGCAGCTTTCTTAGTATTATTAGATAGAGGGGGAACTGATAACTTATGCGACTTACGATTAAGAGCTTTAGTAGATAAGATTAGTCCCTATAAATCTCTTCTTAGATTGCCTGGTATGAGTTTAGCTTATCAAATGGCTTTTGCTCAAGTATCTAATGCTATAAGTAAAGGCGAATTTAGTAAAGAAGACTTTAAAAACCTATTAGAAGTTTATGAAGACGGAGCTAAAAAAACTAAAGGTTAAATTTGAGGGTAGGACCCTAGAAATTGATATTCAAAAAGAATTGTCTATCAATGAGAATATCATTAATTCTCAGCTACGAGAATCTCCTTCTAGTTATTATGTACTTGCTTCCCTGAGAGATAAGTATATAAAAGAAAGAGATGCTCTAGCAAGGGAAAAAGAAGAAGCTTATTCGAATGCCTGGTTATATTATAAGGATGCTAATGAGAGATGGAATAATGAATACGTATCTCATAAGGCAAACCTTAACAAGAAATACTCTTCTATCAATGAAAGGTATTTGAAAGCTGTAGAAAAAGCAAATAAGTTCATAACTATATGTAAAGCCTATGAGAGTCGGGAGAATATACTAAGAACTATTAATGCGAATCTAAGAAAGGGTTAACCCATTGAACTATAAACAATTACTAACTTTTAAAAACAGTATTAGAATATGAATTATTCAATGACATTTATCTCACCTCTTGTAGCTGAGAAATTTAATCAAGAATTACCCGGATGCCCAACAGAAAACCGGGTACTTATTTTATCTCCAAAGGAGGTAAATCAAACTAAATCCGGTTTGATTATCCCTGAACAAGTAAAAGAGGGAGTTCCTCGTAAAGGGGTTGTAGTAAAGAGTGGGGAAATTACCGAAGAATACAAAACCTACCGAGAATTGGTTGCTGTAGGTAGAATAGTTACCTATGGTTTGTATGCAGGTAAAGAACTTGAATTCGAAACGGACAAACTATCTCCTGCTCTCAAACAACTTTTAGAGAAAAACGTTCTTACCGTATTGAGTATGAACGAAGTAGTTTACTCAGAACCGAATAATTAAAACTAATCATTATGATAAAAGACAAGAAGAAAAAGAAAGTTTCATCAGAGGGACTTTCTACAAAAGAAAAGATGCTAGCTAGAAAGAAACAGCTAGAATCCAAGGGAAATGGTAGTGGGTTAGTATATCCAAAAGAGGGAACTCTGAGGATGAGAATTAAATCTCCGGGTGATGACCAAGAATTGGGTATCGAAATTATTCAATTCTACCTGGGTGGCAATTTGGGAGGAGTTATATCTCCGGCTACTTTTGATGAACCTTGCCCATTCATGGAGAAATACCAAGAATTGAAAAACTCCAAGGATGAAGATGACAAGGAACTTGCCAAGAACCTGGTACCAAGAAGAAGATATGTTATCGGTGGTATCATTTACTCAGATGAAAAGGGTAGTAAGGTAGATTACGAAGGCAAAGATAAGGGAGTTTTAGTTCCTCGCTCAGTATACCAGGATATCATTGACCTTTACCTTGATGAAGATGAGGCAGGTGATATGACAGATCCAAAAACTGGATACGATATCAAGGTAATTCGTTCCGGGTCTGGTAAACTAGATACTACTTATTCTGCCCGTGCTTGCAAACCAACTAAATTGGACAAGAAATATCAGGGTACAATTGACCTTGAGGGGATAGTTCGTTCTCAAATAAAATCCTATGATGAGTTGGAAGATTTGCTTTCACAGTATCTAAATGAAGACCATGGAGATGATGATGAGGATGATAAATCCAAGAAGAAAAAGAAAAAGGGAGTTCACAAAGACCATTACATGGAAGATGATGAACCTAAGAAAAAGAAAAGAAAATACAAATCGGATATTTAAGGGTTAGTAATATGGTTTCATTCGAAGGTGGTAATTAGATTCGTTCTGTTATCACCTTCTTTAGTTTAAAGACATTACATTATGGCAAAGAAATCTAAGGTTGGTTTAAAAGTACCAACAGCAAATGAGATGGCAAAGAAATATGGGAGTATGATTAAATTAGCTTCAGAAGTAACTGATACCGATTTATATATACCATCTACTTTCTTTGCTTTGAACTACTTATTCGGTAAGGGTATTCCTTATGGTAAAATCGTTGAGATTGCTGGAGAGGAATCCTCTGGTAAATCTTTAGTGGCTTATAACTTTGCTTATGCTACTCAACAACTTGGAGGTCATGTGATATGGGTAGATGCTGAACAATCCTGGATGAATTCATGGGCTGAAATCAATGGAGTAGACCCTACAAAAGTAACCATTGTTAATGATACTCGTATTGAATATATTGCAGATGTAGTAGCAGACTTAGCAATATATTTACGTTCTCAATTAACCCACAATGAACCGATACTTCTGGTAATCGATTCTATTGCAGCAACCGACTGTACGGATAATATTGATGCTAAGATGGTTGATGGTAAAGCCGAAATGGGAGGTAGAGCAAAGGCTCTTTATAAATACTTCCGTATCAGAAGTGAATTATTCTACAAACTGGGAGTATCTCAGATATATATTAACCAATTAAGAACTGCTTTGAATGTCGGATTTGGAAAAGATAACACAACAACTACAGGAGGTGCAGCACTTAAGTTCTACGCTTCAATCAGAGCTGCTTTCTATTCAGGAAGGTCTGTTACCATTAAACAAAATGGGAAAGAAAGGAAAGCTGGGAAACTTGTCACTATCAGACTTATTAAAAATAAAGTTGCTCCTCCTCGACCTACAATCAGCAAATGCCCTGTATATTTCAATCCTAAATTCCACGAAGTCGGGTTTGACAGATGCTATGCTTTAGAAGATGTATTGGTAGATACCGATGTAATCGAAAAAACTACTGGTGGGTATAAATTGAAAGGTAAAACTCTTGCAAGAGGGGAAGAGAAATTCCAAAAGCTTTTGGAAGAAGACGATGAACTTCGTAGAAAACTTTTACGGAAAGCCGGAGTAAATACCATAGGTACTACTAAAAAGCAACTGGAGAAAATAGAAACAAATCTATTCCCAGTCGATGGTGTAGAATATGAAAACTATTCAGATTCAGAAGAGGAGGAGGAAGACGATGAATAAGAAAGAGGTAGAAGGTATAGAGAAAGTAATTAAAGAGTACCTTAAGAAAAATTTGAGAATGGAATCTAGGGTTAGGTATCTAGATGCTTATAGCCAACCAGAGAATTATTTAGATGTATATCTTGGAGAGGAAAAGATTCAAGAAGTTTCACTTTATGAATTAGATTTTGGACGATGAGCAAGAAAACAATATTACTGATTGATGGAGAGAATATTCTCCATCAGTCTTTTCATAAGTTCGAAAAACTTAAATCTACCGATGGCAAACCGAGTGGGGCAATATTCGGATTTTTCAAATCTCTACATATGTATCTTACAAGGTTCGAACCGGATGAGGTTTATATTTCATTCGATAATGGTCATTCACCAGTAAGGACGAAGTTATTGCCCAATTACAAGGGACATAGAAAAAATATATCTGTAGATTACGAATCATTGCAAAAGCAAAAGGCAATTATAATGAAAATGCTGGGTATGCTAAGAATTAATTATATCTTCGATAAAAAGAAATCTACAGTATATGAAGGAGATGACTTCTTAGCATACCTTGCAATTAAAAAATTCCAATCCGAGAAAATGATACTTATATCATCGGATAAAGACTTTAACCAGTTGCTATCAAATAACCTGAGGATATATAATCCCAGAAAAGATGAGATGATAAGAATGGATAACTGCAAAGAATTATTCGGTTATCATTCTCATGAAACGGTAGAGTACCTTGCAATGGTTGGAGATACTTCCGATGATATACCAGGGTTCCCGGGTATAGGCCCAGTAAAAGCAAGGAAAATCCTTGATGAGGGTAGAATTGAGAAGTTTATTGCCCAGAGTAAGAACAAAGAATATCTTCAAATATGGAAAAGGAATGAACAGTTAATCGACCTTTTCTGGTTTGTAAGACATAATCCATTGGATAAGTTACCAATTAAGTCAAAGAAGAAGTTTAAGTATGAGAAATTCAAAGAACTTTGTATCGAATACTCTTTAGCATCATTTTTGACAAATGAATTTATAAAACCATTTAAAGCATTACATCATGAGTAAGAGAATTATGTTTGTGGGTCCCTCTGGTATAGGGAAAACTACTTTAGCTAAGTATGTAGCTAAGAGAGAAGATCTACCTTTTATTTCTGGTAGTATGTCAGATTTATTACCTGCTACTGAAGGGGTATCACATAATGAAATATTATCCCTCGGTTCGGAGGCAATGTATAAAGCAGATTTTCAACTTCTGAACAAAAGGAATAGGTTATTCAAGGATAGAGAATATTTCGTAACTGATAGGAGTTATGCAGATTTGGCTGCTTATTTTTGGTATAAGCAATCAAGAACTTTACCAGAATGTGAAATGGAACATTTTTTCTGTCAATGTAAGACTTTAATGGAAGATCAATGTGATGTAGCAATCTTCTTACCATTAAATCTAGATACTTATAAGCATTGGTCAATGGAAGATAATGGTAAGAGAATACTTAACAGATTCTTCCAAGTTCAGATATCATCTCTTATGGGGGAATTGCTTGCAAATTGGGAAATACCCACTATTTGTATATCTGAGCTCAATTTAGGTATGAGAACGGAACAAATCAATTACCATTTAGATAGGATATGGGGAAAGAAGTAATAGCAATAGCCTTTTCAGATTTACATATAAACCTATGGGCTAAGTTTAATGAGAACAATCACAGGACCCTGAATAGTTTCAGGGTTTTGTCGATTATACGGAAATTATGTAGAAGGTTTAACTGTCCTGCATTATTTTGTGGAGACTTATTTCATAAGGCCGAAACAATGGACCAAGAATTGGCAGAGATATGTTATAACGAACTAATCGAAGGATTTTGGATATATGCCATATCTGGAAATCATGATATTAAGAAAATAAGTAAGGTTGGTACTAAACCCTTTAGCTGGCTTTATCAAGTAGAGAAGTATGGTATCATGATATTAGATTATGAAAAAACCCAACTATCTTCTACACATAAAGATATTATGGTATATGGGGTTCCTTATATTGATAATAACGTGGGTCTAAGTGAATACTTAAAGAAGTTAGAATTAGATAAAAGTAAAAAGAATATTCTTTTACTACACACCGATTATCCTGGTGCAAAAGATACAGATGGTAGGGAAATAGATTCCGTAGAAAACTTAAATGTGAATGTTCTCAATAAATTCGATTTAGTATTATGTGGGCATATACACAAACCCCAGAGATTATCAAAAAAGGTTTATATGATAGGAGCCCCCAATCATCAGAGAAGAACTGATAGGGACTGTGAATTGGGGTATTGGAAAATCTATGAGGATTTATCTCTGAAGTTTGTACCTTTGAAAAATTTCCCAAGGTTCATCGATGTAGAAAGGGAAGAGGATATTAAGGATGATGGCAATTATTATACGGTAATTCCTCAAAAAGCTAGTATTCCAGTTAATAACAAACATAAGATTACTAAGCAACTTTCTAAGAAGTCTCTAGCAAAGAGATATCTAAAAGAGAAAGGTATTAAAGATGAGGTTAAAACCAATCTTTTAATAGAAACACTTAAAAAAGCTGAATCATGTTAACATTTCTAAGTATGGATGCAGAGGGATTCTGTTCAATAGAATCCCTACATTTGTTATTGAATACTCAATGTACCATACTAATCAAAGCCCCGAATGGCAAAGGGAAATCCACTATCCTTTCAGCTTTGGTATGGGCAATATATGGGAAGAATCTAAAAGGAGTTTCTGAGGTAAATACCTGGAAACCAGTAAGACCTAAAGATTATAAGGGTACAAGAGTACAAGTATACTTCCAAAAAGACTCACATACTTATAAGATAATAAGATGTCAAAAGTATGATGAAGTACTTGATGATGGGGCTAAAGGTAAAGACCGACTTATATTTATCAAGGATGGTGATGTCATTGATATAAAAGGGAAAGGTAAAATACAAGATGCCATAAACAGAGAAATAGGTTTGTCATATACTCTGTTCATGAATTCAATTATGTTTGGCCAGGGTATAAGGAGGCTTATACAAGAGTCTAATTCAGACAAGAAAAAGATATTCGAAGAAGTATTTGATTTAGAGTTTTTAAACCTTGCTAAAGGAATTGCCTTGCAAGATAAAAATAACCTGGTATCTCAAATAAACGAAGTAGAGCATGAGTCTCAAATGCTTAAGAAAGAATTGGAGGCTAACAAGGAGGCTTACTTCGATATGAGAGATAGAGAAAAATCTTTCAAGCAAAAAATCAAAGAAGAAAGAAGAGAGTTAAAGCAAGATAGAGAAAAGCTAACTAAGTTACTGATTGAGAAACAAAAACAAATTAAGGATGAAGTGGATGCCTCACTTCAGATAAAGATTAAGAAACAAAATGAACTAATCCTTGATTTAAGAGGTAAGATAAAAGATGCAAAGAATTTATCAAATGTACCTCTTAAGAGGGTAATTAAAGAATTAGTAATACAGTTAGAAGCTGGTCACTACAAACGTGCATTACGTGATGCTAAATCAATATATAAAGCGTTCTCTGACCTTGACAAATATGATAAAGAATATCAAGAGGCTCTAGAGAGATTAGAAGAACTTAGTAGTGTAAATGATAGATATAGGAAATTAAAATCCGATTGTGATGATATTGCTTCTGACATTGCTTCTATTGACGAAGATTTGGCTAAGCTCAAACAGGAAAAGCTTAAGGTCATGTCTCCCAAGTATAAACAAAAACTTAAGGAGATTAGGAAAAACTTACGAAAGGTTGATGAGGACTTTCATAATAAAGAGTTAGAGTTAGAGAATTATAACTGGTTAATTAATGACCCATTGGGTAATAATGGGATTAAGGCTTATCTATTTGATTCATCACTTGAGTTCTTAAATAAATGCCTTGATAAGTATTCAGAGGTATTGGGATTTAGGATTGAATTTAATATAGATTTGGGTACTGCTAGAAAAGAATTTGTTACTCTTATTGAAAGAGATGGGCAAATAATTGATTATGATGAACTTTCAGGAGGAGAAAAACAATTATGTAATGTTGCAATGGCATTTGCAATGAACGAAGCCCTTACTGCATCTAAGGGTATTAATTTAGCATTCCTCGATGAAGTATTTGAATCCTTGAGTTCGGATAATGTAGAAGTAGTTACTTCATTAATACGTCACATATTCAAAGAGAAAACCCTATTCTTGATAACCCACTTGGATTCACTTCCTCTCGGTAATACCAAAATCCTGCAAGTGGAAAAGACCCAAGGCCTGAGTAGGTACCAATTACTATAATGGTATATAAAAATACAATACACCATGAATAGTAAGAATAAAGGAAATCGATTTGAAAGAAAAATTGCCGGGTTTTTTACGAAATGGACCGGGTTTAAATTTGAAAGAAATAGAGCCGGAAGTGGAGCTTGGCATTCAAACAAGGATTCCACTTCCGATTTAACTTGTACAGATGAAAGACATGCTCATAGGTGTAAAATATCTATTGAGTGTAAGAATTATAAAGAGATTAAGTTTGAACATGTTCTCTTAGGTAATAAGGGTTGTGATATACTGAAATTCTGGGAACAAGCCTCAAAGGATGCAAAGAGAGGTAATAAATTACCTATCTTATGTATGAGATATAATTCGATGCCTTCCGAAGAATTTTTCTTTGTAGTAGGTGTTAAACTTGGGGATATTATTGCCGAGTATGTTACTAAGGTAATGTATATCCAAGTACCCGGAAATACGCTAATGATATTTATGGCTAGCGAGGTATTAAATGTACCCTATAAGTTAATCCATAAGCAAGCTAAAGTAATTCTTAAAAACTCCTAAGCCATGAAGAAACGTACCCCATATTCATATTGCATATTTTATATCGAGAGAAAGTACTGTGACCGAATCAATAAGGAACTCAAGGAAAAGGGGTATGACCAAATCAAGGCAATTATCCCTACAGTAAACGTATTAAGGAAAACAGTAAAAGGTAAGATGGTATTCGAAGAGGTACCAGTGTTATTCAATTATGGCTTTATGAAGATGCCAACAGAATTAGCATTCTCAAGGCCATTCCTTAATAAATTACGTAGGAATATATCAGGAATCAGGACTTGGTTAAGGAATACCGAGACAATGCACCAAAGAAAGAAAAAGGCTAGAATTGATAATGCTGAAGACTTTGACGATTTTTCTTTAGTGGCTACTTGCAGTAGAAAAGAAGTAAGGCGGTTTAAGAGGTTAGCTAAAGAGAACAAAAGATTTTCAGTTGACGATTTAGTTAAGGTGAATCCTGGAGATTACTTAGTACTACGTGGATATCCCTATGAGGGAGTAGATGCCACAGTATTAGAAGTTGACCATCTTTGTAAAAGAGTAAAAGTACTGATATACCCAGAAATGGGAAGAATGGAAGTATGGCTACCTTTTGACAATGTTATCTACAGTGTTTATTTGAACCATGACCCAGATAAGCTTTATGCTAATTCTGGGGAATATGACCCTAATCAGATAACCAATGAAGCAATTGATAGTATAATGAGATATAGGAGAATTTAATATTATGAACGAAGCTCAACAAAAAGCCTGGAGTTGTTTAATTGATAAAGAACAACAATCATTATTCCTTCAACTATCAGAAAGTAAATCTTCATGGGAAGCTGGTGAAATTTTAAAGTTATCTCATTACAAGTATCTTGAAATCCGGGAACGGTCAGAGAAATTCTTTAGGCTATTCTCGGATTTTTTTGAGAAACACACTTCTATTTTTCGACCAGATTGCCCCTGTGAGAGGAATTTCCAAGATTATATGGAGGGATGTTTAGAGAAACGATTAAAAAGAAAAGAAGCAAGCTTATTCACAGGAGACTCAGCTCAATTACTCCCAAAGGTAAACTCTAAAAATATAGAGAGAAACATGAAGAGGTTAAAGGAGTCTGAGGATGAATGGGACATAGATACTCTAAGATTAATTCTTGAATTTGATAGGTGGAATAACTTTAGAATACTTCCAAGGATGCTACAACAGCCATCTGCATTTAAAAGGCGGTCGAATAAGAAGGATAAGATATATATCAAGTATCTTCTTAATAGAGTACCGGATTGGATGCACACTAAACTCAAGGAAAGGTTTAGGTATAAAGTAAAACCAGGAAAGAAAAAGTATTGGGTAGCTTTAATATCTGAGGACCTATATACCGATGGTTATCTATTATTACCAGTAAGACCTTTGGATGAAGTAGTAGATGAATTTAGTAGATTCTACATGTATGTATTTAAAACTAAAGATGATGCTGATACCTTTGGTTTTATGGTATCTAAGTTCATGATTAAAACCGAATCTGTTAAGCTTGGACAAAAATTCTGGCCAGAGTACCGTTGCTGTGTGGAAAGAGCAGTAAACTATAATCAAGTGAACAACATAGAATTCAATATTAAGAAATTGGATATGGCTTATAACACACATATCAAGAGAAAGCATAAAAAACCTAAATCCACTGCTGCGAACCGAGCAAAAACCTCGGATTTTTATAAAAATAAATAGAGAAATAAGATAAGATTAAATTATTTATTCTTATATTTGCAAAGAAAATAAATGAATACTTAAAATATTAATGATATGGCAAAAAAGAGTAGAAAAGACATGAAAGCTCCATCCAAGGAGAAATCAAATTTCCTTGGTGCTTCTGGGAGAAACATGACTTATAAGGATTTAAAGAGAAAGGCTATCATATTAGGGATGCCTTTCCCTGATGCTTGTTCTGCTGGGGTATTTGACTTATTACATTATATCAATGTATCAGAAGAAAAGCCCGATAAATCGTTAATTGATAAATATGACGATTGGATGGATAAGCAATTAGAAAATATTGGGTATTCGAAAGATGACCCATTAAGAAATTCCAGATTAAGGCTTGGGTTTCTCGGAGAAGAGGGGGAAAATGGGCAAAGGAGAACAAAACGAGTTCCCGGAATAAAGAAACCTCGAGAAAAGAAACCACCAAGAGAGAGGGATGAATTTAATCTTATCAAGGGTACAAAGAAATCTTATGTATTCGAATTAACTGCAAAAGGTTTTGAACTTGATAGAGTTATTCGGAGAATGAAAAAGAAATTCCCCGAAGCAAATGAGAAATCTATCAATCTTTGGTATAGAATGGCAAAGAGGAATATAAATGGTAAAGCTAAAGGAAAGTAACAATGGACCCATACGACCAGATAGATATTATATATGGACTTGGAGACCAGATACTACCAATAAGATTGTTACTGAAAAGAAATTATATAGGAAACATCTAACCGGTATACCATACTTTACTAGACATCAAGTAAAGGTTACCTTAGTTTATCTTTATGGTGTAGATGTTCTTCAGTATATCCATATAATATCTGGGAGGAAACTTATAAAACAAGGCATTAGAGAATTATCCGATATGAATGGTAAACTTCTTAAAAAGGGTAGTACTAAATTCTGGTTTAAGGGTAAATTCGTAAAAGCAAGGAAGTTCATAATGCCCGATGAATATCACATAGATAAACACCGACGAAGAAGATTTATGGTACAAATGCACCGAGTCTTTAAGTCTAAAGGAAAAAAGGAATTCAATGAAAGGTACTCAATCAAACTCTATGGACAACGGCAAGGCATATCTCCCAAGTATACAAGGCAAAAGAGATTACAAATCAATCTTGCTATCCTACAGGATTTACAACAGGCTGAGTCAAGAGGAGAAAAATAAATTCAATCTGTTATTCCTGCAGTATCCCCCATTGGTAGGTTCATTGGCTTTATATTTAAGAAAGAAGATGAACATCCCAATACAAAAGGTACTATTTATCAAAGCACAAAGGGATATGCTTGAAATATTCGATGAGGCATCACTTAAATTTTTAGGGTATTTGCCTAAAGAAAGGTTTATTAAGAAGTCTCTATTATTTCAAGGGTTTGTTCCATTAGAGAGTATTAAACTTAGAAGGTCTTATGCTTATATAATGACAAATAGGATGATAGAAAATAAAATATGGGTCTACCCAATTCGATTATCCGATAACTATAAAACAATGATAAAAGGGAAATACAAACCCTATACCGAAGTATTTGGGAAGGTGGGTATTCCTGGGATAACTAAAATTAAATATAGCAATGAATAATAACGAAGGTTTTAAAATCACAGCACATCAACCAGCAAACCCATTTGCAGGTAAGAAGTTTAAGATAGTCACTTATCAAGGTGACAAGGAACTTGCCTCTCAGGCAATAACCATTGAATCTCAATTAGAATTAAAGACAACTCTAGATGAGATAAAACAATTCAATATTGCTCAGGAGGAATTAGTAAAATCTGGGTATACTCAGAAATCCCTACTGGTAAAGAAACTTATAACAGAGTGATATAAATAAATTATTAACCAACTTAAACATTACGAAAATGGCTAAGAAGAAAAAAGAAGTGGAACTGAAAGAAGTTTCCAGAACAGAAATCAATGGTGCAATCATCATTAAGTACGAAGACGGCTCAGTAAAGATTATCCCTGCTCCTATCATGCTTTCTGCTGAAGAAGCCGAAGACCTTTTCGGTTCTGAATCCGATGACGAGGAAGAAGAAGAAGAGGAAGAATCGGATGATGACGATGATGATGATGATTCCGAAGAGGAAGAAGAAGAGGAATCGGATGATGACGATGATGACGATGATGATGATGATGATTCCGAAGAGGAAGAAGAAGAGGAAGAACTGACCGGTGAAGAACTTGCCGAAATGGACTTCGAAGAACTTGAGGATGTCTGCGACGACAAAGACCTTGAAACTGACCCAGACGATTATGATGAAGACGACGTCGAAAAACTCCGTAAAGCAATTGCCAAAGAACTCGGTCTCAAATTGCCGGCAAAGAAAGAAACCAAAGGTAAAGGCAAGAAAGGGAAAAAGTAATCTGGTAACTGTATTCAAGATTTAAAAGAAGGTAGGGAAATTTCCCTACCTTTACTATCAACTATTAATAAACGTAGAAGTTTACTTATAATAACCATTAACTTATAAAACATTAAAAATTATGGCAACAAAGAAATCAGACTCCAAGAAGAAAGGAGATAAGGAAAAAGACCCCGAAAAAGAAGCTAAACGTAAAGCTCGTCAAGAGGCACTCAAGAATCGGCCGGCTGAACAACGCCCTAACAGCAAGCAAATCGACGTTATTGCCATTAACGACAAATCCAAGGTAATGAACTTTGGTTATGCCGTTAAGAACAAGGAAGGCTATCAGGGTGTAGTGGTTACTTCTGTATTGGTTACGGATGGCAAACCGGTATCAACTTCAGTTTCATTCGTTCCGGGAACTCTTACCGTTAAGTCTAAGAAAGGACATGGCGTTATTTGTTCTCCGAAAAACAAAAAGGCTAAGGAAGAAGAAGAGGAAGAATCAGAAGATTAAACTCTAACTTACTAACTACTATCCCATATGTCTGCTATATAGATTTAGAGTTTAAGTTCATATGAATAACATCTACACTTAGGACGTTGTTCAGCCAAAAGCTCATTGCCTGTGAAGGTAGTGGGCTTTAATTTTTTATACCCATGGAAGAAGAGAAATTAGCAATTCGAAAGAACATTCGAATACTTGCATTGGATAATCTAATAAATACTTATACTGATGCACTAGAAGATAAAGAATTAAACCTGGGACCAGATGAAAGGGAACTTGCCATCAATATAATAAATGAGGCAAGAGAAATGCTATCAGAAGAAACTCAGGAAGTATCTAACCAAGTAATGCAAAGACCCAAATGGAAAAAGACTTAAGATTATTAGTGGGAAACATTAATCAAACTCTCAGAGAATTAGATTATGTTTCGTACCTTAAAAAGGTAGCTCTTAGTAAGGGTAAGAAAGGCGAATACCAATCCCATAGGTTGAAGAGTAATTATCTGAAAAGAAAACTCATATCTCTTAAAGGAGCCCTGAATAAAAAACTTCATGGGACTTATATTGTTGCCCAATTTAATTTTATAAGGGGGGAACAGAAAGAAACTTTTGAACAAACTTTTACGGACTTATCTCAGAAAGAGGTAGAAGATATACTTCAACTCGAGGCAGTTTTAAAACAATGCAGTTTAGAAATCCTAGAAATTAAAGAAATCCCAACCCAAATTAGGAAGGTATAACTATGGTATTATGTAAATAGGAAATTCAATTATTCACCTAATATAAATGAAAATGGCTAAGAAAACAGAAAAGAAGAGTAAATCGGAATCCAAGACTCCGGAACTCACAAAGGCTAAGAAAGCTTTGGATGCTTACCTTAAAGAGAACAAGTTGGACCCTACTAAGGATTGGACCAAAGACAAGAAACATGGTAAAAAGGTTACCGAACTTGTAAACAAGCTCAATAAGGAAAGAGACAAAGTTGCTGCTGCCTATCCTGAAGCTGACCAAGAGAACAACAAGAAATTGGTAAAACTCAAGGAAAAAGAGAAGAAGGAAAAAGATGAGAAGAAGGCTGCCAAAGAGAAAAAGGAAAAGAAAGGAAATGGTGGTAGAACAGCTACCAAATACGATTATCCTCTCATCGATGGCAGAGAAATGACTTCGGCTGAGAAGAAAAAATACCGTATGGAGCAAAGAAAACTTGCTTCAGGTAAGGCTCCCAAGGAGGAAAAGGAAACTAAGAAAAAGAAGGAAGAAAAGGTAAAAGAGAAACCGGCTTCCGATAAGAAAGATAAGAAGGCCAAAGACAAGAAGAAAAAGAAGGCCGCTAAAGAAGAAGATTAATAAGAGCACTTTTTACTTTTACTTATCATATTTTTGAGTATTCGTTAATAATGGTAGAAGGCCTGGCAATATAAAAATTGTTCAGGCCTTTTATTTTCTAATTAAGTCGAAAATGGAACAAGAAGTATATAAACCAAAACTTAGAATCACTACACTATCAGAGAATGGTACTCCCTTATCAGATAGGTTGGTAGATGCTTATACCGAGATGAATTCAGGTCCAAAGGTACAGCATAACGGTCCCATAAGAGTAGAAGTAACTCTTACTAATAAACAAGATATTGATAACTTCAAAGAATACTTAGATAGGTTATCTGGTACATTGCCTGCTAAGGCACCTAATGTGGGCAGAGGAAGACCTGCAGGGTCTACAACTAAGGAATTGGAATCACCAAGGGAGGATATTCTTGCAGATGTAGAAAAAATGATTGAAGAGGGTAAAAGCCAACAAGATATTATTAAATATCTTAGGGGATTGGGATTTGTATTTATCCTTACTGAAGACTTTCTATTTCACTTTCCCGGATTTGAGTTCAATAAAAAAGATGTTGGAGAAGCAACGGACAATAAGCAATATCCAAATTCATTCTCTTGGATGGCAAGATGTATCAAACGAGCTAAGGACCCAAAAGCAGATAAATTTGACCCAATGGTAATCTTTGGTTTTAGCATTCTTGGGGGACCCTCGAAAAAGATTATCCCATATCTCTATAAGGAAAGGAAGAAACCATTAAGGGCCCAAGTTGGTAAAAACGTAATCTCCTTCTCTCAGGCAGAATTCACTAAACTTCCCAAGTATATGTTAGAATCCGAAAGGATTAAGTTCTCTACTGAACAGAGACAATTGCTTCTAAGTCCCGAAAAGAAGCCTTCTAAATTCTTCCTAAGATGGGTAAACGATGCTATATTCCCAGACTCCATAAAGGAAAAGATGGAAGAAATCAAGAACCGCTAACACTTACCTCCGTATTTATTAAAAGAGTATTTTATATAAAATAATTTTAGTATATTTGCATAAAGAAAATTTAATTATGGACAAGGAAACAAAAGACATCGTAAAGCTCATTGCTGGTATTCAGATTGAATCACTCAACTCAATCAAAGAGGACGTTAAAAATGGAAATGATATTGCCCAAGACTTAATCAAAAAACTCCTTCAGATTGAGGATGACGAAATAATTCGAGCACTAGATGAGCACATTGAATTATACGTAGAAATGGAGAATACCCCTCAACTGATAAATATGCTAAGTGAATACCAAATGCTGGTATGCTCTCACATATTATTCAGAATGGAAGATGAATGGGTACATACTAATTCTCAGGGAGTACTTGGTACCTGGGCAATATTCCAAAGGGCAAATCTCAAATTCCACCCAGAACTAACACTTTTAAAATTTTAATATAGACATGGAAAAGAACGAATACTTAGAATCAGTAGAAATGAACACCGGAGTCGAAATGATTCCTTGCGAATCCTCTAACATTGAGGGCTTTGGTTATGACTCAAAGAAAAAACAACTTTGGGTTGCTTTTAAAGGTAATCGAGTTTATCGCTATGATGATGTACCTTATGAAATCTGCAACGGTTTACATCAAGCAGAATCAAAAGGTAAATACCTTGCAAAGAACATTAAAAATAAATTCGAAACTACAGGTTATGAACTTAGAAACTAAATTCATATTGGGCCTGGTAACCCTGGGGGCAGTGATTTACTTTATTGGTGAGAATAGAACTCATCAAGTAGAAGTGAGCACTGCTCCTTCTCATTTTGAAAGTCCCATAACCAAGTTAATCTCTCTTCAAGATAGCATGGGCATTAAACCAAAAGAAGAGAAGAAGCAATGGTATAAATATAGGGTAGAAATAGAAACGATTCCAGAAAATCAAATCTATAAGATTGAGAAATCTGGATACCAGCAATATGAAGTTTCTAGATTGGGTGAAACTTATTCTTATGTAACCTACGAATTTACCTCAGACAAGGTAATGACTACTCAAGAAGCCTATGACTTCGTAAAGAAATATCCTGAAAGATGTACAAGGGTACCCAATACATCACAAGATAACATTTACGATAAATATAACGAGGATTATGAAGATTACATAAATGATCCAGAGGATGAAATTAACTATCCTCCAGAAATCTTCGACTTCCTAGCCGATTAACCCGAGCAAATAGAAAATAATTCAAATAAAATTTTTCTATTTAAAATAAAGTTCTTATATTTGTATCAGAAAAAGAAATTAATCATTTTACTAACATTTTAAATATAGACGTTATGAAAAAGAATGAAACAAAGGTTACTAACCTGGTTGCAACTAAGGTTGCCGAACAACTTGAAGGAATTAAAAATTCTAAGACTACTAAGGCTTCTGCTCCTAAGGCCAAAAAGACTAAAAAGGAATTGGTACAAGATGCTCAAGAAGCTGCCACTAATTTTGCCAATGCCAAATTGGTAGAACTCTCTCCTAAAACCAAAACTTCCAAAAAGGAACAGGTTGTCAAGGAAGTTAAGGAACAACAAAAACCATCCATCATCGAACAGGTAATTTCTAATCGGGAAGTTAAATACGTATATCCTGCCGATGTAGTTGATACTCTTGCTCGGAAGAAATGGAGACAACAAACTCGAAACGAACTCCATCGATTGGAACTTGCAATGGCTCGTATCAAGGACCGGAACTCCAAGGAATTCAAGGCTGCTGCTAAAGCATACGAGGACTTTAGAAAGAAAGTCCTCAAACCAGAACAAGTTGCATAAACCTTTATTAACCAGGTGCCCGGGATAATTACCTGGGCATCTTAATTCATACAAAATGGATTATACTATCTTCTCTGATAAAGAGATGCTTAAGCAGGACAAAGAATTGGTAGAATTACATAAACGATGTTGTAAGTCCTATCTAATCCAACATTCACTTAAGCACTCCAAGATTAAGAAGTTCTTTATCGTTTACGATTGGTATATAAATACTGATAACGTAAGGAATTTCTTTTTCAGGCCTATAAACCTTTTCATTCAGGCATTGCTTTTAGGGCAACTTGATGAAATATCCGATTACATTAATCCTAACAAAAATGGAAAACGAAAAAAGAAACGAACCAGAAAAGTATAACGTACTTTATTGCAAAGGCAAATATCAGTATAAATCTAAATATCCCCAAATAGAAACTAAACATAAGGTTATCTATGCAGGGCCAGTAGAACCAATGGCACCCATCTGGGATAATGTATCAGATATGTTAAGGAAATCTGATAGAATTTGTACTGAATCTCGAAGAGAATTAAAGAAGTTAGAGGAACGTTCACAGAATAACCTTTACTTCAAGAAAAATGGTATTACCCATATAATCGTATACAAATGTTTAGAGAAATAGTTAAAGACCTATATATAGGCAAATCGAAGTTAACCATAGAATGTAACCAAAAGGAAATACCCCAAACTACTCTGGTTCAAGACATATTACAGAATACTGGATTTACGGGTAATATGCCCGACTACGGTACCTATGGTAATTTCAAGGATGGGAAATTTGAGATTACTCCAATGATGCCTAAGCATTGCTTATTTATTACTGGAGTACCCAAAGGGGCAATCCTTGATAATTTCAGAGTTAGAAGAACCTATTGGTCCTCTTATTATGAGGATGATGTAAGAGGGTACTTATTTCAAATTACAGATGAAAGTATACCTCGTTTAATAATCACAAACTAAATCTATATGGAAGCAATCGATTACGTAAAATTATTTAAGCTCGACCAAGAGAATTATGATTTTAAAAGGGAAGAGTTTATATCCGAATTAGGTAAAGAATTTCTAGATTATTGCCAAACCACTACAATTGGGATAGATAAAAAGACTGGCAATATATACTATTACCGATTTAGGGAAATAGTTAAGAATTTCGAAACTAAATTCTGGGCAATCTCAGAACTTAAAATAGGAGAACCATTAACTCAGAAATTATGGAATGCCTTTTTCGCTACTCAGGTAGTTCCTTTAAGGCAAAGGTTATTCCCAAAGGTTCAGAAATTAATCGAAGAGCAAAAGGGGATAACCAATAACCGTAGTAAACAAGACAAAAAACCTACGAACCCTAAAAAGGCAAACTATGGCAAGGGAAATCACAGACCTGCATGGGAATAAATTTAAGGTAGGAGATTATAAACTTTGCCTTAATATTCCCATCACTGGGAAAGGTAATTTAGTATTCACCAGGGACCTAATCTCTGGTGAACCTTTTAATTTATCAGTAAGTAAGAAAAAATATAAGGGATATTTCTATAACCTATCTTTGAATCTGTATGTAAGGTTCGATTTAGAGTATATGGGTTATGATGAAAGTTCCGATATCAGAAAATCTTATTTGTATGTCAGAAAAGGAAAATAAAATGGTAAGATTCCCAAGACCTATGGGGACTACTGCAATGGCATTAGAATATCAGAAGAACCCAAATGATGAACTTCTGATAAAGATACACAACTACATTATTAATCAATGGCTGATGGGTAATGGTGTATTATGTGGTATCACCTATGATATCAATACATTCTCATACCGTATGGGTATAGATATTAACTACATACGGGTATTTATGAGAGATAGGCTATTAAGCTCTAGAATATGGGATAAAGAAAAAGCAGAAGATTTACTTCAAGCGTTAATGGGAGAACAACTAGCATGGGCATTAGAAGACCGTATGGAAATAGCCCATCAGGTTAATATCCTAAGAGAATCTCAGGGAGGGAAATACGTACCGTTTATATCTGCCGAGCTGGGAAAGGCCCTTAAATTAAAGCTTGAATCCTCTACATCATTGCAGTCTATCGTACGTAATCTCACTGGAGGAAGTACTACGAATATATTTGCTCAATTCAATCAACAGAACAACGTAACACAGCAAAATGCAATTACTGTTGAAGAGGCCCGTCAAATCGTATTTGAATCACAAAGGGTATTGGATAAACCAGAAGAGGCTAAACTATTGGAAGACAGGTATGACATTAAGTCATTACCCGAAGTAGTTGCTACTAAACAAGAAGGAGTAGATACCAGTAAAGAGGGTCTTAACCTTAATAAAGCAGAGCTAATGCAAATTACTGATGATTATAAGGGAGCTATGTCTTCATTCTCTAAAGAACATCATGAACTACGTAGAGAAATCGAAATGCGTATAGACCCAGACGAAGAAGACCCAGAGTTATATCAATATGAAGACTTTGAGAAAGAAGAAAAAGAGGATGGCTCATTTGCATCTCAATTCCTCCGAAATAGTAAGCTCCCATAGTTATATCCGGATATTGCATATTTAAAAAGAAAGAATTATATTTGCATATCAATTTTAAAATAGACAAAAATATGGAACTACCAAAGACATCTTACAAAGAGACTCGGGTTAACAAGGTTAATCAGGGTACATACTTTAAATTAAAACCAACTGATACTGCTCCAGTATGGGTAAGAGACCATTATGATAAATCATCTAAGACTTATGCTTGCCATAAGTATGATGACTCAAATCACGAAAAATTTCTCAAGGGAACAAGGAAAATATACATTGACTTTACATTTTAATCACATGAACTTATTTAAACGAAAGAGATGCTGTAGTGAACTCATTGCTATTAAAAATGGCAACTTAATATTCAAATTGAGTAATACTCATATCAATGCTGCTTATAATACTTTACAAGCAATAATGAGGAAATCGGGTATATTCGATGAGAATCTATATTTTGACTTGTACCGAGAATATAGAAGACATTATGCTATATACGACGTAGTACCATCGTTGCTAAGGTATAAGCTACCATTGATATTTTCAGGTAGATATCCTAAAAATCTATTCGATAATCAGTTTACCTTCGAGGAATTGATACCTAATGCTTTGGTATATCATAACTTACCAGAAAATTTCAGATTACCCGAAAGCTTAGAGAAAATCCTTTTAGAAGTCAAGAAAAGGGTATCTGCTTATATAGACCAAGATGGCATATCAGACCAGGGTTATAGGGATTTGGTTCGAACAAATTTCGTAAAACAATGGGATGTATTTAGAAAGGACCCATCTCTTATAGATTGCTATATGGATGCTCAATTTGGCATGCTATATATGTGGGCTAGAGTAGAAAATAAAACAATAGTAAAGAACATAATCGAAAGAACTCAAGATGAACTAGCTCAAGAGTTCTTATCTAAAAATGACGAATATGGAAAATAAAGAAAAGTTTGCCTTCAGAAATGTAAACATGTCTCAAGGTGTAGAGGTAGAATTTATTAAATTGCTTACCTCATTAGAGACTAAAAGTGCTAAAAGTGATGAAGATATTATTAAAGCTTTTAAAGCTCAATTATCTTCTGGAGTATTAACTTGCCATGCAGAAATGTTATCTAGAACACCAAATCAGATAATATTTCAAACATCTCAATTCAGTAAACCCTATAACTTTTACAAAAACTGGGAACTATGGGTATTCTCTAATATCCTGGGTGTATGGACTCTAAATAGGTTTAGGATATGATTACAATGAAAAACCTCCAAGTAGAGGATATAAAAGATGAATGGTTATATAATGCCTTAACACGGGGCATCAAGGAATGTATAACTGCTCCAGTCCTAACTTTGGACCCAACAAAACCAGAACCCATTAAGAGGGCAGAAATGATACTGGAGAATTTCTCTCAGGAAGATTCTCCAGTAGTAGCTACAGTGATTGCTCCAGGCAATTTCATACAAATGATATTACCGAAACATGAGATACTTCTCTCGGTAATGTTCATCTATAAGGAAAGGAATACCTATGTACAACTCATAATACAAAAACTTGCTTATGAACGAGAAAATATTACCACCAAGACTAATGGTTCTGTTAGTAGTACTGAAGGGTGAAAAGGTATATAAAATACCTCTCGAATCAGGAATAAAATTGGACCATCTAAAAGATTTCAATACACTGAGGAGAATCCTTGTCCCTTTAGTACAACTATATCATGGAGTAGGTTTTGATACTAGACTTACCTATGATGAATTTAGTATCTTCATTAATGACCTACAACATTTAGGGTATGAAGAGTTTAATAAGTATTCCTCAGGTATACAAGAGTAAAACCCATCACTGAAAATGACCAGGATATTAGGGAAATACGAAATGGGTTACTTACCTCTCTTAAATCTCAGGAGTTATCAGATATATTAGCTACTAAACTAAAGCAAGCCATACATGAAGTATTTGAAAACGAAAAGAAGAAAGGTGGGCTAATGTATAAGGAACCCTCTTTAGAACCTATGGAGAGTTCAATTATAAGAGAGGCTCTATATTTGCTAACTCCCCAATTACCTTAATAATTGAAAGGCAGTCTAATTCACTGCCTTTCTTAGCGTATACACATCCTCAGCCTCCTTAAAAATAAAATAGATATATTTTTCTATAAAAATAAAAATGCTTATATTTGCATATCATTTTAAAAATAGACAAAAATATGAAAACGAACTCAGTAACTTACAATCAAGCAGACGAACTAACTAAGGTAGTTCGCAATTTCTTAGAAAAGAAATCTACATTTGAACTTGACTCTGATGAACAGGGTAGTCTTCTTAATTTCCTAATGGGACTCTTAATCAAACTAGAGGATGATTACAAACTCAATTGCTTGGATATTAATCAGGTACAAATTTATGATACTACCTATTATTCTTTCATTTTCGAATCAATCATAACTGCCGATACTAATCCCTATAAGGGGCAATTAGCATCTGCTGCAGTTCAATTCATGAATGAATTTACCGATAACGATGGGAGGTTCATATCATTCAATCAACTCGATAGAAACAACTGGATTTTCCAACTTAATTTCTCAATCTCATGACAAAGTATAACGTTAGTCCATTAGTTGCTCGGGAGATAGAATTCTACACGGGCACTATCTTTGGTGGTAGTTGGTGCCGATACTTTATTTCAATCACCCTACATCAATGCTATATAGAAGCAACATGGAAAACCCGTCCTAAAAATGATTTAGACGGGAACAAAGAAATCTTTAACTCTTTACAGGAGTATCTAGATTGGTTTGCTAATCTTAAGAAAACTTACGGAAGGAGAATATCCCGTAAACAAATGGTATATGCTGCATACGATGAAACAACACGTACCTTCAGTTACAAACCCTATGAGAATTGGGCTACAAGACGTTCTAAGGAGAAATTAAATAATCCCAAGGAACCAATGCTGGCCGATGAATTATAATAATCCCTAACCAGTTAATATATCCTCAGGGAGTTCAGAAACACTAACATCTGGGCTCCCTTAATTATTGCATATTTAAAATATTATTTCTATATTTGCATAAGAGAAAATAAATATAATTATTAACCGACCTCGAACAGGGTCACAAAACTTATTTCTTATGACAACTATTAACGAAATCTCAAATCACATTATGGGTTACTTTGATGGAACTCTTGATGCTTTTGGTTACACTGCTCAATCAGTTAACGAAATATCAAATCCGGATGAATCATACATGGGAACTCTCAATCTCCAATTCCGGGAATTTATCCAAGACGATGAACAAGATGAGGACATGATATCCCAATATACCAATATCTACAATGCTATCGAAAAATGGGAATCAGACCACAGGGAAACAGAAATCTTCCAACAACTTGCAGTATCAGAATTATTTAACCAACTAAATAAATAATCACTATGGTAAACTTATATAAATTACTCAACGTACTGGAACAGGGCATGTCTCTGTTCCAACTTAATAAATGGAAAACCGAAGGACTTTGGTACCCAATCACTCAATACAAAAAGGAATCAGATGAAATACAGGTAGTAACTAACCTATTTATTGCTGACCAGGAACAGTATCATATCCAATTATCGGGTAATTATCCAGAAGAAGAATCAGAAGCCTGGGACAAGTTTCTAGAGGAAAACCAATGGAAAATCTACCCATTACTTGCAAACATAATGCAAGTCTTCTTGCCCACAGGGAACTATCAATTATTCTATACTCGATATCCACAAGGATTCATATCCATAATCGCTAAGCCCCATGATAAGTAAAGAACTCAAATCACAAATAAATATTCTCAGGGAAATTAACCCAGAATATATTCAGACCCTAAAAGATTCCATTACGGAATCCTATAAGGCAAAACTTCAGTCAATCAAACCAAGTTCTACCGAAGAAGAGGAACAACTTAATATCGAACTCAAGGACATAGTATTAAAAATGCTATTTGGACCTTTCTATAACTATTTCGTATCAGAATACGTAGTATCAGATACTATATGGGAAGAACAAGATCAACTAATCGAGGACTTATATTATTACTTCAAATCATGACACCATATATTCAACAACAACTTAAAAAGCTATGCGATAATCCAAATTGGTATGACGATATGCTCATCTCATGGGATAAAAACCCAAGAAATCAAAGGGAAGCTATCTATAACTACCTTTCTCATGTACAACTAAAGGGGTTACTAGAAAACACTCAGATAGTTTTTACATTCATAGATGGCTACATGAAACCAGCTTTCTATTTCGAAATTCCCAGAGATACCAATCGATATCTTATACTGGGAATCCTCGATGAAGCAGGTTATCCTCATTGCTGCCTATTAGGCCAACCAAAACAAATGTTTAACCCTCAACTCAATTAACATCATGGAACCAATCGTAACAATAAACAACTACCCAATCGGATGGGAATGGCTAGACAACGTACCTTTAGAGGACTTTAACTGGCTCATAGAGATATTTGCTACAATGACCGATAATACAGATACCTATGACTTTGTATTTTATGAAGATTCAGAAACCTTACCAGGACATCTGAAGAGGATATGCTCAGTAGACAAGATATACTTAGCCAACTTCCTAAATGAAGACCAGGGCTACGAATCAGGTATATCCATGTACGGTCACTACATAGCATGCAAATGCCTTGACATATCCTCAGAAGAGGAATATATGAATCAATTAACCGATATAAGAATCCTAACTAACGAACTAGAGCCATGCTAACATCAGGTAGATTCTTAGTATCATTCGAAGTCCCGGGACCATTACCTGGGACTACCGAAGGCTTCTGCGAAGAAATGAACGTAGTGTACAGAACTGAGGAACTTAATACCTACCTCCGCTACCCCAAACAAGAAATAAACCCATGGCATAAACACAGTACCTATATAAGGCTAAAGCTAAGAGAGATCCTCAAAGTAAACCTAACAGATATAACCATAATCGATATAATATCACTACCATGAATATCATCTATCACATAATCCGAATAATCCTATCCGTAGGAACTATCCTAACCCTCATACGCAATGAGAAAATATACCAAGCCTACAAACACCACCACCCAACAAACAAATTAAGGTATATAATATCACAAATCCTAATATTAATCCTATACACCTCATCACTAATCTTAGTATCCTACACATATAGGATTATACTAACCCACCTATAACCCAATACTCCCCTACCCAACACAAAAATAAAAAGAAAATCATATAGAGCCTAACTAAGCTACCATCCTAACTAAGGTACATATAATAAAATACCTAATACACATATACCCCTTATTATACTACATACATAATCAATATATCCTAATACATATCAAGGTACCTCGCCGGGGGTTTTGGGGATTTAGGCAAACAAGGCAAGTGATAACCCCTCTACTATACAAAGCCACTCAACTCACTATATAGCCACTATACCATATAGCTCTACTACACACTTTAAAGGCAAACTCAAAAAGGCCTAAAAAGGCAAATAAATCCGACCATTAATGGCCCATAAATCCGATTGCCTTGAGTACCCTTTATATGTATTATATTATAGATTGCATTCAAGGTAATTCGAAGGTAGGGGATTATATAATACAGATATGTTATGTAGCTTCTATGTATGTAGGTAGTATAGCTTTAGTACATCGTCGATTAATGGCCATCACAATTTACCTTGATTACCTTCACCAAGTTATTATATTAGGTATTATATAATACATATAGGTTGAGGTTAGGTAATAAGATTTGGTAATCAAGGCAAATTATTTGTTAGGTTTTAGGGCTAAATGGTTTATAGGATTTAAGGCCTTCAAGGGGCATATTTAGGTAATATTCCTAGTAAGTATGTAATTTATTTGCTTAGTATTTATATTAGCATTAACTTTTGTATTCTAGGACAATTTTGTGATTTAGGGGTACCTTGATTGCCAAGAGCCATTAGGTATTATATAATATAGGTTATAGGTAGGGAAGGTAAATGGCAATCTCCATTCATGGCCTCGGAGATTTAGGCAAATATAATTCAAGGCCCTCAATAACCTACGAAGGCAATTAGGGTTTATTGCATAATTAAAATATAATATCTATATTTGCATCAGATAAATAAAGTATTAATAATTAAAAACCCATTACCTATGAACACAGAAGAATTATCAAACCGATTAACACAAATCGTACAAGGCATTACTAATACTCACCCTATTAGGATTAAGGCTACTATCGAAGTTTTCCTTGAAGAATTTGACCCAAGCCAGAACTATCTTCTCTCTATTTCAGATATAGAAGGCTATGAGACCCAATTTATCGAATTCGAGATTTGGGACAGAAATGATGGTCCTATACCAGGTATCAAACTTTTCAAGGATTTCAATATATTCCTTGAACGAGAATTTTGCGAATACTAACACATTGCCCCAGGCCTAACTTAGATACCTGGGTTTTTACTTACGCTAACTTAGTAAGCCCTTATAGGCTATCCTAATCTCTATAGGCTTACCATAGTCCCTATATGGCCTTATTGAATTAGGACCTAATAGGTTTATAGAGGGCAATAATAGGGATATAGCTAATCGGCCTTAATTCTTTATCACCTTAGTCCATTAATGGCCTTCAATATACAGGTATATAACACACTCTCAAGAGGACAGGCATAAGCTATATAGGATTATCCATATACATATCATATAGGCCCACTACAAGGCGTGTGAAGATTACCCTTGTGAACCCCCAAAATTAAGTGCAAAAATTAAGTCCTTTTTAGGGTGCAATAAATTTTTGAATTTATAGATTTTTCACAAAAATAATTTTGAAAATAAAAATATTCATTTTCTCAAAAAATTTTCTTGAAAATGTTTGTAGATTAAAATAAAGTCCGTATCTTTGCAATGTGAGAAAAACAAAAAGATATTTGAAAAATTTTATTTAAAACTTTTTAAGAAAATAATTTTCTAAAAATTTTGTAGATTAAAAAATAGTTCTTATATTTGCAATACAGAAACGAAATAAATACCACCTTATTAGAATAGTTTAAAAAGTCTTGAAAGTCTATTTGAAAAGGTAATAAAAATAATAAATAATAAA